TCCGTCAATGCAAGTCTGCTCTGCTCTGCTCTGCTCTGCTCTGCTCTGCTCTGCTCTGCTCTGCTCTCAGGATTGTGCTGTGGCAGCGTTCCATTGTCAATAAGCTGTTTTATCAGCTTTTCAGCCTTTTCATTGTTGATGTAATACTTCTCGTCCACATCATCTTCAAGGTAATCTTTCAACTTCTTTTTCAACGGTATCGGCTGTGGGAAATGGTAGTTATATTCTCCCAAAAATGAAAACATGAAGCATCTTTCACGGTTCTGTGCCACTCCGTAGTTCTTTGCGTTTAAGTTCTGCCAGTAACTTACATATCCAAGACTTGTCAGAAAATCAATCCAGTTTTGAAAATCTACCATGTTTGCATCGGCATGAACTTGTGGCACGTTTTCCATGAACAAAATCTGCGGTAACTCACCGCCACCATCTATTATCTCTTTCAGAATACGCTCCACTTCCCACAAAAGACCGGACCTTGTGCCACTACCTTTTTTCATGCCTGCTTGTTTCCCGGCAACCGATAAATCGGTGCATGGAAACGAGTAAGTAAGTAAGTAAGTGAAGGCTTCAGTATCGCAGATATTCAAATCATCCGCATGAACCTTTGTTATGTCCATTGTAGGAAAATCTGTGCCATGCACCGCATTGTAGCTTGCTACAGCATACTTATCAAACTCAACAACTCTGTAATGCTCAAATTTTGCGCCGATTCTTTCCAGTGCCATTGCCTGCGAACCATATCCGGCAAACAGTTCTATCAGCCTTATAGGCTTTGTAATTCGTATCGGTTCACGTATAATGTCAAAAATGCTCATCTGAATCATGGCATCACCCCCGGAATAAAATCAGATAATCGCATTTGTGCCATTTCTGCATCTAATCTCTTTTTTGACAAATCATAATAATGCTTGTCCAGTTCAAAGCCAACATATGGATGGTTGGTTCTGTAGCAGGCTATCAAGCTGCTGGCACTGCCTACATGAGTGTCCAAGATAATGTCTCCGGGCTTTGCATAGCGGTTCAGAAGCCATTCATATAGTGCCACTGGCTTTTGTGTAGGGTGGATACGGTTTTCTTTGTGTTTCATATTTTGCTGAAGCATTCCGTTCCACCTATATTTAATCTTCCTTACTGCAGTACTGAACGAAGTCCATGCAAGTTCACAATCAGCAAAATCATTATTTCCATTATCTTTATCCCAAACAATCCAACAACTACTATCAAACGGCATTTTGCTTATAAAATGATTTGCCCCCCAAATAATCTGATTTTTTGACACTCTAAACAGTTCATCGAAATATTTTTCGTTTGGTGGCTTTATATCCATTCCGCTAAAACTCTTGTAATCCTTTGCTTTTGCCAGGCTACCTCTTGTATGGTTTTTATCCCCATTTTCTCCAATACCATACGGTGGATCCACAATCGCAAGGTCAAAGTAACCATCCGGGAACTCTTTCATCCCATCCATGCAATCCATGTTGTAATATCCAAAATCCATTACGGCATCACCCCCGGAATATCCTCAAAACTAATCTGATTATCTCTTTCAAAGACAATCATCTCATTTTTGGCTCTCTGATAAAAGTTGCGGTCAATCTCAAATCCGAATGCACTTCTCCCGATCTCTGCGGCTGCTCTTAAGGTACTACCGCTGCCACAGCAAGGGTCAATCACTACATCACCGGGATCAGTAAAAATCTCAATCAGCTTTTTAAGGACTGCTACCGGCTTCTGTGCCGGATGGATTTTCGGAATATCTTTTCCGTCTTTCTCCCAGGAAAACCAGTTAAAAATCATTTTTCCAGTGCCACGGATCGTCTTTCCGTCCTCGTCAACCATTGCACCGTTTCGGAACTTCGGCAGCTTGTCACGGTAGAACACAAGAGCATATTCAGTAGCACCAACCACACGCATATTTGCCTTAAGCACCTGCGGACTGTAATTTTTAACAAATACCAACGGTATGTAATGGACGAATCCATGCTTATAGGCGGCATCAATCAGCGTAGGCATTTGTTCAAAAGAGCAGAACACGATCATGCAAGGGCTGTTGCTACTTCTTCCCCTGGTAACGCTATTCTTGTCTTCCTTTTTCAGCATCTTTGAGCAGAAATGGAAATACTCATACAGATTGAAGTTGAAATCAGAATTGAATGCCGCCTTACCTGCTAGCTTGCTTTCACCGTTCTTATTATCCCCGCCGTTGTACCACATAGGATTACTTCCGTAGAAATTCTTGCCGACATTATACGGGACATCGGCAATGATAAGCTGTGCCGGAGGTATGGCATATTTCTTATAGTTCTGCATTGAATCTCTGTAAATCTCACATTTTAATTTTTTCATTTTTTTCAAGGAGACCGCATATGCTTCACTCTGGCCAGAGTCTCGGCTCCTTTCTTGATTTTATCTAACTATTGTTTCACTCTGTTCCTTGTACATCTTGCCCGCCATCTGCACCAGATAGTGCTGTAGAGCCTGCTCCACGCTGATCCGGTGCTTTACGCAATATCTGTCAACATAGCGTTTAAAGTCCTCGTTCTGCTCGTACAGGGCGGTGTAATCAATGGGTTCCATCTGCATCACACTCCTTCCGGCTTCTCGCACCGCTCAAATTCGATAACCCATACCCACGGATTAGGATCCCAACCGTAGCGGTCAAGGTCTGATTTCTTGATGGTGGAGTTCCAAAGTTTATGAAATCCATCGATCATATTAGGGTCTCCACCACTATCTGGGTCCGAAAACGTTGGATGCCATCCGTTGTTTTCGTAACATGCTTCATCCCAAGGGTCTGTGCCCTCCACGCATGCTTGTTCCTCTGTAATCTCCTGCAACCGCTCTACCCGTACATCCGTAACCTTAAGCCAGATACGTGCCGCTTCTTTCGGCATGTGGATGGATGGGTGCCAGTGTATTCTCGCTGAAGTTGCGGTACACCATTCACACCCTGCATGATTTCTGCAACTTGCTGGATAACCACCTGATAAGGTTTCACATGGGTCTAAATAATCGCTGTCATAGTCCGCACGATAGTAATATTTTCCGCATTCCTCCGTCCATGTTTCCCGGACATACAGGATATCGCCCGGACAGATAGGACAGGTTCTCTCCGCCGTACTTAACTGTTCCATATGCTCCTTATCAGCATAGTTATGTACTGCATAAGTCCGCCTGTCAGCATTATAAAAATCCATATCCGGTACAGTATACTCATTTGCATCTTTGCATATACGCCGGGTGCAGGTCTTCCGTCCGTCCAGAATCGCCCGAACCATTTCTGTATTGAATAAAATCGGTTTAATTGCCATCTACTCCACCTCCGTTCACGATTGTAATTGCTTCATCCATTGCCCTGTTCCATTCCAAGTCTTCATCAGTTCGCACGACTCTGAACTTGTCGTTTAACTGATCTACAACCTTGTCCGGGTCGTAGGCGGTCGGTTCATCATTAACAGCATCAACCATCATATCTAAATCTGATGTATTTCTGTGTAATTTTTTCCGCAACTCTATCGCCGAGTTGAGAAGAAACAACAAATGATCCGCATCAATCAATCTTCCCATCGTTTGTCCTCCTGTTCTTTTATCAGACAATAATTGTAAGCCATACAGCCATCACAAGTCTGTCTTTGACATCCTTCCTTTAAATAATCCGCTCCATCTTCCATATATTCCGCTTCGCTCATTCTTCATCACTCCAATCAATGTGCTGTCCGCAATCTCTACAAAAAGAACCTCTTCTTACAACTCGTTTGCAATTAGGACACCAATATGCATCTTGAAGAAAATCTGCATTATCTACGAAATTTGTATATTTTTTATAGTCAATAAGTGTTGGTTTCTTCGCTATCTGCTTCTCCACAGCTTCACGACATTCCTCCACCGTGCCAATCTGGCGGTACTGCTGTACCTCTTCCAGTGCCTTGATTGCCATCTCGTAACCTTGGATTTCGTTTTTTCTCTCGTAATTCTGTGTACACATTTTGGCTAAATCAATAGATGTCTCAAGTTCTTTGATTGCTTCATTCTCCGTCATGGCTACTCCTCCAACAGTTCCGGATTGTCAAATGCGTTACCGATAATCTCTGCATCAACCATATGAATCCAGTAACCCAAGTCTTTTCTGTAATTTTTATTGTACTTGCCCGACCAATCTACATAAAAACCGACATGCTCTACTTTTGTGCTATCAAAACAGCTTTGATAACTGCCATATCTGATTGGCGCGGCTGTGTCACTAAAGAGGTCTTTTACAATGTCATTTTCAAAAATCAGTCTTCCGTTCTTGTCCTTAAGTCCGGTGCACTGGCAGACAGTCTCTCCGTCAACCTCAATAAACTCGTTAAAGCCAAGTCCTGTGCTGTTCCACTGGATGATATAACAACGATCCGTGTAAGGCTCAATATAAAATGCACCCTCTACCCACTGACCTTTGATTCTCTTTGCCTTGAATAAATATCTATCCTGCATCATCATTCCTCGCTTTCCCGGTACGGCTCAGGCAGTGGCATCCAGGCTACAATATCAATACCCTCGTCAACCAAATCAATGCTATATTCTCCGTATTCTTCGAGATAATCAGTGCAAACACTTGACCACCAGTACCATTTCCCATTGCAATAAACAGCAGAATTTGCAAATGGAACATCCTTTATGTCTTTGTAATACGGGTCCGGGTTTCTATTTATCCATGTTACATTAACTGGAACACAGTCTTCCGGCAGTCTCTCGCTTACCGGAATCCACACTGGCTGATTCTGCAATGCGGTGATTGCCATTTGTAATGCATCCTCACAACAATGATCCACTCCTGTTTGTCCATACAATGGACATTCTTCGCAAACCTCTGAGTACCGTTCACTCTGAGCCTTTAAGCAGTAAATAACTTCTTCTCTCTTCATTCCGCACCTTCCATTTCTGCCAGCTTGCTTTCGGCTTCCTCATGAGTAAAGAATACCGATTTATTAATTTCGCAAATGCTGCAATGTTTAGCTACGCTTTCACGTATGTAGTACGCTTTATCACTACAATTCTCGCAAAATCCTCTAAAACACATTCCAGACCGATTACTTTTGTTTTTTCCACAACAATACTCAATAGAATACACTGGTGTATCTTCACTGATTGGCAACCGCAGTAGCAATCCCTGCTCCTCGGCATCCTCATAGGCTGCCAGCTTCTCTATTGCGCAATATCCTCCATCGCAATTTGTATATTTATCATTCGGCTTTTCTTCAAAGCACTGATAAAATGTTCTTAATCCATTTTCACCGTGATTCTCCTTTACCAAAATTCCATCAGCAGTTCTTTCTGTCAGTCTCTCCATCATTGATCCTTTCCCATTCCTTCATGACTTCTCTTTCTCTTTTCCATTTGTCGATCCTGTACTTGATGTTATCTTTCACAATGTTTACCAATATAATCATTCCAAAGATTATCCATACAAAAACCAACAATGCGATCAATACCACTCCAACCATATCTGATAAAGTCACGATAAACTTCATCTTGCATCCACTCCTTTCTCACACTCTTAAAAACTGCTTCGGTATCGGCACTCCGTTTCGGTCATAAAAAGTAAAATCTCTGTACTGGTAATGCCGGTTACTCCCCACCAACCGGAAAAATGTCGGTCGGCTTTCTGAGACTTCCAACAGTCCATCCCCAATATTCGGGTAGCTGTCATTGTCATTCTTCACGGCATATATCTTCATGGTTCTCACTTCTTCCTGCATGTATCTTTGGTTTCTCCGACATTGCCGGATAGCTGCACTCATACGGCTTCGTGCGTCCGATTCTAATAGCATCAGCAACCGGATGTGTAGCCATGTAGAGTAAGTCACCGTTCTGAAAGTTTCCTGTTCCCTCTCTCATACAGCTACACTCCTTTTTCCGTATGTACTTGCGATTCTGTATACATTGCAAATTTCTCTGTAATATATTTCCTGTGCATGGATATGAGCATCCACACGGTCAAGTTCCGTCTCACACCACTTTGCAAATTCTTCTGTGGACAATGGTGTCTCTGAAACATCGAATTTCTCTCTGTTGTCAATCACAAAACGCACCATGTCAACTGGGATGTGGTTCAAATCCGCAAGAATCTGAATCTGTTTGTCCTTGTCCTCTGCTTTTTCATAGTTCGCCAACAGTTCATATCCTGTCATCTGCATTTATATCACCTCTTATCAAGTTTGATTTCTTTGTCGTAACAACTCTTTTTCGGATTTCCCTCTACTGGGGAAACCATCTTTTTAGGGTCTGTAGTGTATGATCCGTTTAGTTTCACACCTATTTTGCTTTTTTCGTCCATATAGCATGACGGCTTGTAACGATCCGGTGGAATGTAGTTGTGAATGCGCCAGTGTTTTACAAGCATAACACCACTATCGAAAGATAAAAGGAATCTATTGTCTATCAAGGATTTCAAATCATCTTCTGAAGCACCGCACATCCTTATGATTTTCCGTGGGTTGTTTACAAATCCGTCATCATCAGCGTTCATACAGATATGGAAATAAAGCATTTGAGCCGTAGCAGGAATATCCAAAAAAGCATCACTCTCAATTATTTTTGCGCTGAACATTCTTTTTTCTGCCATATAGAACTCCTTACTCAAAAATAGGCTTCTCAATATAGATCCCGGTATTTTCCACCAGTTCTCTCCATAAATCCATGAAATCCTTTCCGTTGCACTTGTCTCCGGCTTTGTCCATGTGGTCAGAAAACTTATCCTTGAAATTCGTCAGCTTCTTCTTACCGAATCCATCTTCCATAAGAATTACCATTCCATATAAGATGTACCTGGTGGACAACTCATTGATAAGATTGTTACATCTGACTTGTTCCCGGATGCATTTCTGCGCTACAACCGACTTATAATGTGGATAATCAGCTTCGGTAAATTCCTTGTACTCAATCGTCCAGTCTGCAAAATCGTTAAGTCTGCTCTGTAACTCCGTATAAGGCTCATTCTCGTACTTTTCGTTGTACTCGGTGAATTTACCGCAGAAGTCGGAAAGTCTCGTCTGTGAGTACTTGTAGTCTTTCCACAAGGTATAGCAAAACAGTGTCAGTATTCCGGTGAATGGACTCCTCTCCGCAGACTGCTTCAAAAGTTCTGTCTGCCGCATGATTTTTAAAATTTCCTGCGGATTGTCATATCGTTTTGGCATTTTATGTATCACCTCCAAGTTCTGTGATGCTTGAACTCTACAAAGAAAATTTCATTTTATCCAATTTTTCAATTTGTTTTTTTAATGATTCAATTTTCTTTATTCTCATTACTTCTGCCCTTAAAACTGCGTCTTCCTTCTTTTTGTGCCAATCATTTCCGCGATAATATCCATATTTTTTAGAACTTATCATATCTCCGGAAATATTTGAACAAATCTCTGCATCGTCAGTTTCTATGATTCCAGTACTAAGTGCATATTTTGTAATATATACTTTCATATTATTCACCGTCCTTTTCTCCATGCAAAAGTTCCATAAACTTCTGATACTGTTTCTGTGAAACTGAATTGTTCTGCTTCTCAGGCTTCAAACTGATGACCAAATGTTTATCTGCAATGTTCGATAGTTCCCTTGCAAGATTGATTCTGCCTTGTGCCAGTCCATCACGGTAACCTTTTCCCGGTCGGTACTCTGCGATCTGCTTCTTTCCATCACCTTGACCACCGGCTGTTTTGTTGCGAAGTTGGTAACCCTCGTCCGCATAACGCTTAATCCAGTACTGCTCCCACTTGTCCAGTTCTTCTACCGGATAATTTAGGAATCCGATTTTCCAACCGTATATATTTTCCACAGAATATAATCCGTGGCTTTTCATGGATAAATCAATGTGCTGGTATCCGTTAAGATGCCCTGCCAGTCTTTGTAGTAGGTGTACCGCCTGTCCCACATACGCAAAACGAAAACCATCCTCGTCTGTTCTTGTCAGAAAGTAAATTCCACTTCCATCGTCCACATGGGGATTGACCGCCAGTATTCTTTCACGATTCTTTCTCTCTATGGATTTTGCTTTTGCTATATTCTTCCAATCAGCCAACCACATCACCGCCTTTCAAATGGAATCAAATATCCGTCCGGCAAGGCATTTATAATATTTCTCAATGCCCCATATCCTGTCTTTTGCATATTGACTAAAGCATTGCTTTGACAGGTATTCAGTTCGGATATGTTGGAATCAATGCCATTCATTATTTCACTTCTTAATTGCGGTGTAAGTGGTCTATAAAATGTGTCAGACATTCGCACCTCCATTTCTGTAATTTTCCAGTCTTTCAATCATGGTCTCTCTGCTAATATCTCCGCTCTCATGCCACTCTACCGCATGAAAAACATCGTTAAGATTCTCACTCAAAACCTCAATTCTGATACTTGCCGACCGGATATACTCAATCAACCGCTGTGTATCTCGTGCTATGTCCTCGTAACCGTACAACTGTAAGTGTTGCACCATAATTTCAAGGTTGGAGATACTTGACGGCTCCATTAGCTCATTGACATCCTTGTAGCACAAATAACCAAAACTTCCACCACTCAAAATGGGCACTCCTTTCCATTCTGTAAAATCCATTCCTTGCCTGCTGCCGCATAGTCCACATTCGCTAATGGAGCAATCTTTTTTACCTCTGCGACACATTCACTGGGTTCTGCATTATCTCGGCTTAAATGGCACAATATGACGTTCTGCAGGGCATCTGATTTGTTCGCAATGACAAATTCCTTTACTGTTTCCAGTTCCATATGACCACGGTATACATGGTATTTCTTAGCATCGTTGGAATCCTCTGCAATGTACTTCTTCTGATAGTTACATGAAATAAGGATGTGGTTTACTTCATTGAACCGCCACTTAACAAATTCCGTGTCAGTTACATAAAGCAATTTTCCAATTTCCGGGTGAGTAATCAGAAATCCATAACAAGGGCATTCCGTACCATCTGCATTCGTGTGTGTCCATTTGCCGTCCAATGTTGTCAAATCAAATGCCATTATTTCTCCACCAGTAAACCCTATTTCCATAGGTTCTAAACTCTCATATGGCTTAAATACTGGTATTCCCATGTGGTCAAGGTCTGATGTGGATAATGAGTGATCCTTGTGCGCATGGGTGCATATCGCACCCACAACACACTTAATATCCCAGTTAAGACCACGTTTTATGTCCATGATAGAAAGTCCTTCATCCAGTAAAAGCGTTTCACCGTTATCTGCCGTCAGAAGATAGCAGTTACCTGAAGAACCGGATCCTAAACATTTTAGCTTCATGTTTCTACCTCAATTTCGTCATCTTTTGGAAACTGAAATATGCAGTTATTTACATATTCAACTTTTGATGGCTCATTGTTCATGGTTTGAACTATAATTCCACTATTTTTCAATTTTTCAAACTGTTTTACCACATCTTCTGTAATTTCAACATTTTGAAAAAGAATCGGCATACCAACGTATGCTTTTCTAAGCATTTCCATAGCTTTCTTCGATTTTTCTTCTTTGGAATATGTAGCTACAACGCCATGCGCAATTTCTGAGGGTCTGGCAATGGTATCTTTTATCGCAACAATGGAATTATCTTTTGTAATTCCAAAGCAAAAATTTTCATATGGAATATCAGTTCTACCGTCCTGTGAAATAATTCTCATGGTGTCCTCCCTACTTAAAGCAATCCGGTGTCTCTGCGCTGGAAATGTCAGTCTCTGCGGTCTGCGGTACTTCCTCAAATGTTGCGTCAGGAAACTCGATAGTGTTTGCATTTGCCTGTACCTCTTCTGCCACAACTTTTTCCACATCAAGTTTCACATCGGAAACATCAGGAAATTCTTCCTGCGCATACAAACCTTGGAATTTATCCGGAAAAGCTTCTCTTAATGCCTGTACAACAGCAACTTTTCTTATCATTGTTGCAGGCTTTTTAGACCATTGACCGTTGATTGTTCCATCTTTTTTTCTTCCAACATATTCATCGAAAGATACTGACTGGTACTCCGGTGTCTCTCTTCCTTTGATAAACACTTTAGCCCAACCTCCTACAATAGATTCGTCCTTAAGGACAAAAGATCCTTCTCTTTCTTCAACGGAACCATCTTTCTTCTGAATAATAATTCCTGCTTTTTTTCCTGCATAATTCGGATTTGCATCGGCTCTTTTTGTAAAAACATCTTTTCCGGTAACAATAGTAGCAGGATCATTGTTTCCAAACTTAATGAGGTATGCTTCTTTCAAAAAAGGATTAAGATGCTGATATCTGCAAAGAGACATAAACATCATTACTTCCTGATCCGATACGTTTCCACCACCGCTTACAAGGTACTTTCTTACCGTTGTTGGGGAAATTTTTACAATTTCCCCATTTGATTCGTATTCCACAATTCCTGTGTTTTCCTGCTTCTTTTCGTCTGCCATGTTTCTACCTACCTTTCTACCTTTTTGATGCCGTCAATGTTAATGATGAATACCTGGGTTGTATTGGGATTCTGAATCAGTGCAATAGTACTTGCAAACCTATCATGTTTTTTAATTCTTAAAACTTTGTATTCATCATCTTTGCTTACATCTGAATCTATTACAAAATTCTGTTCGTATCCTAAAAGACCACTCCATGTACCGTATAAATTGTACTGCTTACCGGTATCCTTGACTTTTACGGTATCTCCCACGCAGATTTCGTCTTTCTTCTCCGGTTCTTTCTCCGGTTTGTAGTTTTCAAGGACAACGTACTCGCTGTGCCATAAACCAACATTTTCCTCAGATTTTTTGCAAATACATCCTGATGTCGTAACGCAATTTACTTTGAAAATATCTCCGTTTTTATAAGGAATCAAACAAGGCATCGCACAAACAACCTTGATGTACTCACCGACTTTAGCTTTTCTCTTAACCTCCCGGACACCGTTATCAGGCTTCGCATCCTCGCCCATCAGCCGATTAAAAGCCAACTTAGCACCAGTACGGAAATCAAATTCATCAGCAGGATTGCAGTTTGCTTCTGCTTTCTCGCCAGTGGACTTGTCCAGCGCAACTACTTTGTTGTCATTGCGGTAGATGACAATAGTTGTGTCTACTTTTTCTAAAGCGGCAGAAAATATAGAACCTATTTGGAAATGTTTTAAACCAATGCTTTCCCCAACTACATCTTTGTAAAAAACAGTGCCACCACTGATTTCTGTGATTTCAATTGCTGCATCATTGTCTGCAAAATATCCGCTTTTGTATCTGTCTCCAACCTTAAATTTATGTTTTTCCATATTATTCTTCCTCACTTTCCGGCTTAATCATAAATCCTCCCTGATGCACTGTCACATCAGCTTTGTAAATCTCCTTGATGCTTCTAGGCATCACATGGAACGTCACATCCGTATCAGCAATCTTGCCTTTGAATTTCAAGGCTCCACGGTCTGAAAGTCCCAGGTACACACCCACGCAACACTTGTCCTCAAAATTGAATACCACGGTGTCACCAGCATTGATTACTTCTCCGCTCGTTGTCAAAACGGAAATTACTGTCTCTTTCTTAATCTGCATTTTCCGCAGCTCCTTTCTTTATCTTATCTGCAAATTATTTTGTGGTAACTTTTGCTCCAAATTGGGCAAAAGTAATTATCATAAGTGGGTTTTCTTCAATTAAAGAATCAAACGGCTCTTCTCCCATTGTTTTTACTATTGCTCTGCACATTTCATCAGCAGAAATCTCAACTTTTTTATCCATATCATAATCATTATTATGTATTCTTCGCTTCCTCCACTTTCAAACTCGCATCATCACTTCTGCGGAACATAATCAACTGACTGTCAACATCAGGAATCTTCCAAGGGTCAAGGCTTTCGGTATCGTCAACCATGATAGGCAATTCCACACCGCACCGCTTCTGAAACGCATTGCAAATGTCAATCTCCGTCAGAATCCTTGCTCCGTGGTTCATGTTCCGGCTGTAAGGCTCTCCACGGTATGTAAAGTCACAGCATTCCTCCGTGTCACCATTCACAAGAGGTCTAAACATACGAACTGTGCAGAAAGAAAGATACTTGTTCACATCAGCTTCCAACAGTTCGTTCTTCTTCCGGCTGAATTTCTTTAACAGGTCAAGTTGTGCCTGCACATCCGTAATCTTCTGTGCAATGTTCTTGCGCTCCTGTTCCAGTTCTGTGATACGCCTATCCACACTCTCGTTAATGCTTACACTCGCCAAAGACTTATCAACCACAGAAATATCATTGCGGATCTGCTCTTCATCACCTTTTAACTGGATTCTGAGAAGATTCATGTCAGTGAATTTGTTCATGGAAGCTTCTTTCTCAGCAATCTGTGACTGGATAGCTTTGTATTCTTCTGTGTTGGAAATATCCACGCTTGCCGGAATGGAATTTAATGCATTATCGGCAATGGCAATCTCTTTTTCCAACCGCTCCACTTCATCCTCGGTCTTTTTCAGTTCCTCACGCTTATGTTCCAGTTCTGCCTGATCCGCTTTGATATGGTCAGCACAGGAAGAACCCTCTTTGGTAATCAGTTCCAGTTCATGTGCCTTGCGTGCATCAAACTCCGTTCTTAACTGCTCTTTCTTCTCTTCCGGGTATTCCTGTCCGCAATAAGAACAGATCAAAGAGTTTTCATCAAATTTAAGGCTTTTATTCAAATCCCAACTCTTCTTCAATTCCTGTCTCTTCTGTTCATACTGTGCAATGCGCTTTTCCAGTGCAGAGATCTCTTCACGAATGGTATCTGCCTTAAGCAACTCTTTCTGATGCTCATTCTGAATCTGATTCAGTGTTGTGCGCTTATCTCTTCTGTCCGCATCCAGTTTTTCATTTGCTTTCTGCTGTAATGCACTCAACTGACCTTTTAACTCAATAATTCCATCAGAAAGCTTATCGTAGGACTTCATACTGTTCTGCGTATCTGTCTGCTGCTTAATGTTCTCTGACAGCTTATCCAGTAAAGCTTTCTTTTTCAGTTCCAGATCCGCAAGGTCAATATCTACTCTCTGACGGCTCACCTCGTCAATACGGCTAGGAATTTCATCTAACAGATCCTGCAATCCCTTGGTTCCATTTCTTCCCCTTGTGCCGTACAACTGCGTATTGCAACGCTTTTTCAGTTCATCAACAGTGCCGTCCTGCAGAACAGCCCTTAATGCTTCAAACTCCGGAAACTGATTGCAAATGTCATCATTACTGTGCTGACCAAACATATCAGCAAGAATTGCTCTCTGATCCGTTCCACCTTTCAGAAGAAGTGTCATAGCATTGATGCAAAGTGAAAACTTATCTTTTCCGCAGACACTCTCTTCCAAAAATGCTTCAAAATCTGCTGCCTTTTTGGGAATATCATTCACATAGTAATCCGTGACATTCCCGGTAAACTCTCCTTTCTTATTGAAGTTCTGACGGCATACTTTTTTCAGAACCTTGTCTGTACCGTCAATCTCCACGGTAACTTCTGCGGTAATATCTCCGTCGATGTCATTGCCGTCCTTATCGTGCGGTCTGATTCCGGTGATCTCTCTGCCGTTCTCGTCACGGCATCCAAAAATATACTGAATTGCTCTTTTGATCGTGGACTTACCTGTTTCATTTACACCGGAAACCTCTGTCCGGTCGTATAAATCAGTGTCCACTACGTTAGAACCATAGAATTTGCAGAAATTCTGCAAAAAGGTGTGTTTAATCCTCATTTTTCCTATCCTCCCAAAGATATAAATACAGTGAATTAACAAACATATAGATTGAGACCGGCTTGTCTGTCTCATTGATCTCCTTGTATAGCTCTGTGCTTGGGTTCATCTTATCAACAACCCACTTGATCGCCCGGTACACACTTTTTTCATTTGTGCTGTGTTTCTCTCCGATAATCCGGTAGATTTCAGAAAGTCTTCTGTTCCGATTCTCAAACATCAGCGTTTCGACCTCGATGATGTACTGGAATCCCGGCAAGTACTGTTTCAGCCCCAGTTCTACCAAGATTTTTCTTATCTTCCTTTCCATTTCCTCACTCCTCCGGCTTTCAGTCTTCTGTTACGTGGATCATGTTGTCCTCTTCGCTGATATACAAGATTCCTGCATCTAACAGTCTTGCAATCAGAATCTCATTCGCACGGACGATGGGGATAATCTGTCGCTTCTGCATAAAAATACTCCTTTCTTAACCATTTTTTCTTCCCGGTATTGCGGTTTACAATTCTGTAATAGAATGCTGTTTCACGGTCAACTTCCCATTCTTTCGGACTGTAAAATATCTTTCCGATGCACCCTTTGACGGTAAACCGCTTTTTGGCACTCATACGGTGTCCTCCGCAAGTTTTCCTTGATTCCACCATGAGAAATCACAAACGCTGTCCCTTGAAAAAGAAGTAGCACCATTAGTCCATGTAAATATTTCCCCACCTTCAAATTTTGCAAAATATCTAGGTTTCCAAGGGTCACTATCGGAATCTCTTACGTACACTTTCGTGTCCACAGGCACTTTCGACCAGTCAACAGGTGGTTCAACATATTCCTGCTCTGCCCATTCTTTGAACCTTTCCCTGCATCTGCTTTTATCACTCCATGCGCAATCGGAACAAAGTATTACATTGCAATCACATAACTTTCCTTCTTTGTCCACAGCTATCTCTATACTATCAAGTGCCATGTCAATAATCTGTTCCGCATACTTCTCTCTGTTCGTCATTTTCCATTCATCCTTTCCAGTTCTGCGCTCCTGGTTAATATCCAGTCTGCGTAATCACTTAATTCTGTCTTTGTAGCTGCGTTCTTCTCTCCGTGGTAAACCATGAGTACAATTCCTACATCGCAGTACTTTTCAAACAATTCCGACAAGTAGTCGGCTCCCACATGAACATTACCGTCCACGGAGTAAATGTCCGTCACTCCCAAACGCTCCATGCGGTCTTTATGCCATCTGTCAGAAATCTGCATCAAACCTTTGCAACCGCCACTTTCCACATCCAGTCTGCCAGAAGATTCTTTCTCGATCATTGCCATAAGCATTTCCGGGCAGATGCCGTATTCCTCACCGTACTTTACACACGATTCCTGCGCTTCCTCGGAGATAAAACTGCCGGATGGCTGTGCCGTGGATGTAAATGTGATGGAGAGTGCTATTATAATAGGAAGAAACAGCTTTATTGTTGTTATAATCTTTAATATTCTTTTGTCTCTATATAACATAGAGTAGAATCACCCCCGTGAATATTCCTAATAACCAAAAGAAAACCATAAGGACAACCTCAACTATTTTTCTCATACGCAATACCTCATAGCATATCTCCTTACGATATTCTCAAAGATTATTCTCAGTCTTACATTGTCAAAAATAACCGCAATCTTTGTAGTTCCCTCTTTGATAGCTGTTTTCGTGTTGCCGGCATCTTCCATACGCTTGATTTTATTGCTCTGAAGCCTTGATAAAACACAATGTGCTTCGTTTTCCAGTTCACCGTACATCTGATTGTAAAGTGTCTGATAGTCGATACCGCTCTTTGCGGAAATATTGCGTACCTTTGCATTGATGTCTGCTTTCCAGTCTCCGATAGGCTCTGTGAAAATTTCTTTCATGTTGGTGACTGTACTTTCCAACTTCTGAACCTGTTCAGCTTGTTTCTTCTGTTCCAGTTCCTGTCGTGCCATGCTCTCAGCCAGCGACATAACCATTTGCATCTGTGGCGACAACTGGGAACGGTTAATAACTATTTCTTTTGCTTTTTCCTCAACCCTTGTAAAATATTCTCTTGCCTGTTCTGCTTTCTCTCCACTTCCTTTCATGGAAAGTTTCTTCGCAAAATGAGCGGAAAGTCTATAATCATCTCTCTTCACTCTTCCGCCAGTAGGTGTCTCGACATCAATGTCGAATCGCACCCAATCCTCGTTTTCTGTGGCGAATTCATTTTCTGTAATGTTCGTTTTCGCCCACCGTGAAAATTGCCCCTGTGCTAACTCTAAAAAATCGTATAACGCTCTTGCAGTAGTCATTCCGTTTTCATCAATCCCCAGTGCAATCTCAATGGGTGTTTTCATGTTTGATGTTTGTAATTCGTTCATTGTTCTCCTTTCTGTGGTATACTCTCCTATAAAGGAGGTGGTAATTTGGTATACAATGGTTTTTGCGATAAGCAAAATAAAAATTACTCTGTTGAATTTTCTTCCATAAATGCAACCTCTAAAGAGGATTTAAGTAGAAAAACCATAAATGGAAGATTGAATTGTATTTATGCAGGTTTGACTGGATGTTGCGACCATCCTAACCAATGCTCAATTCTCAAAAACATCAACAAGTAATGGAATGGCTCTCTGAAATATGGGAGCCTATTCTTTCGAAAAGCTGATAGGAATTTCTCTGCTCCTAAGCTTTATGCTTTCGATTTCTCCTAACCCATCCTGCATAATCCGCAACACTCTCATATCCGTTGCAAGATTAAGTGCATTAAGGTCAAGTGTCAGAGTAGGAATATCATCCCCAACCCCTTGTTTCAGTGTGAAGCTTCTCACACCGTTGATTTTGTGACCATCAATGAGGACTTCTGTAAAAATCCCCTCTTCACCGTCACACTGGTGAATCTCAATTTTTGATGCTTTCACTCTTATCACCTCTCTCGGCAGATTCCTCTGCCATCTTCTCTGTCTTGCCGAGAATATATCCCTTGTCGAAATCGGACATATTCGGAATGGCTCTCTTTAACTTCTCAACGATTTTTTTCTCTTTTTCACTCATTCAATTCACTTCCTTTTTGTGATATACTCTCCTTATCTTTTTAATAAGGAGGTGAAATAATTTGGATTCTAAAGAATACGCATCCGCTTACGCTATTGCTAAAATCTGTGGATATACCGGAAGTTTTGATGATTTTAAGAACCTGTACTACCAATACTATTCAGAAATCGTCAATTCTTTGCCGGAAGAAAAACCACAATTAGCAAAAGCCGAAGCAATTAGCAATCCTTTCCAAATCCAGAGCCGTTCCTAAAAGGCGAAATGGCGGTAAGTACTTTGATAGACAAATCAATATTTGTTTCTTCGATTTTCTTATCGCCATCTATAATGCTTTTGTAATCTTCGATAATGTCAAACGCAATGTGCTGTGCCATCTCGTCAATTCCAACAAAACGTGAATCAGCTTTCTGAACTATATTTGCTTTACCGTTTTTGTCTAAAACCACATATCTCTGTTTTTCCATATTCTCACCTCTTTTCTGTTGACCTTGTAAACATATTATAGTCCCTTAGAAACTTTATGTCAACACATTTTTGTTGACTTGGGGACTTTTTGGGTGTATATTATTAGTGAAAGGAGGGATGTAAATGAATGAGAGAATCAAATCTTTGCGAAAGTATTTGAATATGACACAAGATGATTTTTCAAAGCAAATCGGCTTGTCAAGAAACTATATTGCGCAAGTTGAGATAGGCACGAAGACACCATCTGAAAGAACCATATCTGATATTTGCAGAGAGTTTGATGTAAACGAAGAATGGCTCAGAAATGGAACTGGTGAAATGTTTGTTCAGAAATCAAAAGACGAACAAATCTCGGAAATGCTCGGAGAAATTCAAAAGTCCGGTGAAGATACATTTAAGCACCGTCTTGTATCCGCACTGGCTAACTTGGACGAAGATGGATGGAACGCTTTGGAAAAGTTGATTGATTCAATCGCAAAAAAGAACGAATAAGAAAAAGCCAAGGGCAATGCGCAAGTCCTTGGCTCTTTTCCTTTATCTAAGTAATTTTTTAACATAGGCATAAATGCACTCTAACCAATGTAAATTATCGCAAGCATTGATTAGCTTTGTGATTTCCTCTTTGTAATCTTCTTTCCCCATAGTACACCCCCTAATCTTTCCGCACTTGGTAGCGATACCTAAATTATAGAACATATGTTCTTAACAATCAATATATTTGACTCACGTTTTTTATTGTTGTAAAATATCAACAAAAAGAGGACGGTGAAAACGCCAATAAACACCGCCCTCGCCAGAACTTGAAGTCCCTTGAAACAAGGGATGTTACAAGTGTATCATGTGAAAGGGGGATAAAAAAACATGATGAAAAAAGACCGAATCAAAGAAATTTCGACACATTTATCAGTCAACCGTACTAATTATATGTTAAGTTTTCGTGGAAATCTCCATGAATTTCTAAATGAACCGGACATGACGGTTTACAAGCTTGCTGATGAAGCTAATTTGCCTTATTCTACGCTTAATTCACTACTATACGGTAATTCTAACGACACAAAGCTATCGACCGCTGTTGCGCTTGCTAGAGCCTTTGGAATCAGCGTAGATGAGTTGGTAGGCTGTGGTACTATGGAAGATAAGATGTTGGAATCTGTCAAGATATGCCGCAGTCTGCCGGAACACTCTCTGTACCTTATCCGCTACTTCATCCGTCACCAAGATAAAATCTATTCCAGTCTTGAAAAATCACACAAGTATATTTCTGTCCTTAAACCGCAACTTGTGAATGGAATTATAGCCACCACAAACGCTGTAGAACCTATTTGCATAGACAAATTACCGGAAGATATAAAATCCAAGACTTATATCGGTTTGAAAATTCCCTGTGACTACTATATGCCGTTTTATCTGCCTGGGGAAATTGTTCTCCTTGCAGCGGATCGGGAACCACAAGACGGTGAACGATGTATTGTAACAAGTAATGGTGGGATACAAATTGCCGTAAAAACCCATATAATAGAATATGGCGTTAGAAAATGGAGATATGTTTCGCTCATGTCTCCGAACAGTATACTTCCGGAACACATAATTGATGACATGATAGGATATGTGGTTGGTTTCGTCAACAATGACGGTGACTGGGGAATCAGATAAAAATTAAGAGCATGGCTTCTACACCATGCTCTTTTTGATTGATTTATTTTTATTACTAATCTGCATACATCAGTTATCATTACTTCTGTAAATGGCAATTTTACACTGGAAGATATATGCATAAGAATACTGGCACAAAAGTAGGTGTTCCATCCTTGGAATATACCTCGATATTACCATTTTTTTCGTGTAAAAAAGGATTACGTATAAGATAATTACAATATTCATTATTGTTTGTCCAAGATATTTGCCAAAACGAGAAAAAGAATCTATAACCTTCTTTCTCCGGGACTGTATATTGAGCATAATATTTTTCTGGAAATTGAGGATTTTGTCTCCAAATAGAATTTCCGGCAGTCCCACACAAATGAGAATATAATAAATAAAAGTTACCTAACTTGCCATTTACATCACTAATCGCACCTGTGACAGTTCCGTCACCGATTGATTTAATATCAGTATTGCCTATGAGCGTAATTAATGTTTTGATGTTCTTAATCGCAAGGCTAACCTTTCCGATAATTCCACTAAGTTTCTCTCCTGTGGTCGGCTGTGCCAGTTCTGTAGGCTCTGTGAATGTTACGGTTGTGTTGGAAGCATCACCCGTCTTTTTAAGATTATCAGTCAAGTCAATGTTGGCTAATTTTTGGTCGGTAGTAATCTTGTCATAGTAATTAGTTAAATTGTCAGCATCTTTGGTGATATATCCAGCGTCATTCTCTAATTCACTAACTTTTGTAGGTATACCTCCTGTTTGCTGTTTTGCCTGCTCCATATAATACTTTGCGTTATCTGTATCTTCTCCTTCTCTTGTTCCGGTTCCACCTATGGCATAAGATTCAGCCAATACAGATTTTGCATTTGCGGATTGCGCATAAGCAGATGCATTTGCGGATTCTACTCTAATATCTGCTAAATAATTAGGCTGTAGCATAGCATCTGTTACTGATCCTGTTTTGATTGAAAAAGAATAAGTCTTATTCTTTCCAGTACCAGTCACGGATACAGCTATGGTTGCAGAATCTTCAAATGTCAACACCGGAATCATAGAACCAATATCAGCCTTAAACTGTGTTCCATCTTCTGTAGTCATGGTAATGATTCCGTCATCAGACATGGAAAAGCCGACAGGAATTTTTTCAATGTTAAGGTCAAAAATAATTTTTTCACCGTTGTATTTTGTAATAGTAATAACACCGGTTGTTTCATCCATAGTCCAATCAGCAATGTTTCCGTTTATTGCAGACTTGTCTACTTTTAAGGCATCCTGTGATATGATACGGTTGTCCAACGCATCAATAGCATAATCCATCTGATTAAGATTGTATGCATCTAAATCCGTGTTCTCACTGGGATAATCTTCCCAATTAATTCTGGTATAAACCTTATTCATTGCCATCTGCAGATACCTCGCTTTCCTCTTTCATAATCTGCATATCTGATAACTGTTTAGTCTCCGAATATACTTCATACAGTACAAGCCTTTTCACCTCGATAGGCAACGGTGTTTGATTTAATACTGTCACAAGGTTGCTTTTTAATTTCTTAATCTCAAAATTTGCTGCCATATCAATTCTCCCTTACATAGATTTCTTTTCCTTGCTCTTCTGCATACGAATACAGATTTTTGCACAGTTCAGATACCTCATATCCGCTCTGTGCAACCACTGTATCCGACATGTCAATAAGTTGCTTCATAAAATCTTCAAAACCATCGCCATCTTCCGTGCTAAACAATGTGGCATTGATTTCCGTAAACGTGGAAATTCCAATGGTAAAAGCTATATATTGCTGAATTTCTTGCCTTTTTTCCATTACTTCTTTCATTGTTTTTCCAATAATTGTTTGAAGAATAAATATTTTTTTTACCATAATAAATCTCCTACGTCATAAGTGTGACAATTCCAGATGTTGCAGTGAGCAAACCTCCAAGTGATGAAACTCCTGTAATAAAATTAACATTATGTCCAGGATAATCAGCAACATTGGCTGTTTGTGTTACCAAAGATACATCTGATACGGTTCCATTTATATAATTTTTTGTGACACTTAATGTGGCACTTGTCAGTACTGTCTTACTGCCCAATATTTGAGAAGTTGTTGATATGTTTTTTACATATTGTGAATCATATGTTGCTCCATTTCCTACCACTAAAATTCCGCTTACACTTACCATTGAAGCATCAATAGTAAGATATTGTCCCAATCCTTTTATAGATCCTGTGCTTTGCAATAGTTCGTTATAAAATTTAATTTCACCTGATGATACTTCTGTGTAACTTCCGTCTTCCCCTATAGACTTAAAACTACCAGTCATTACTGCATTTTTAGCTGTTATAGTTCCATCTGCTGATATGCTACAGTTATCTGCTTCCAATACAAAACGGTTTCCAGAAATACTTACCTGTCCACTTTCAACACTTAACTGAGAACTGACATCACCTTTTGATACTTTTAATTTGATTTGGTCTGCCTGCAAAGATATTGCCGCTGCCAATTCTACTTCTGTATCTGTTGCCCTTTTTGCTTCTGCTTCAATTTTTCCTGCGTTTTGTGTAATCTTTGTATCCAGTCCATTCTCTACATCCTTGATTTCGGACCGGGTCTCTTCTACATTCCGTTCTAGTTCATTAGTCTTTCCACGGAGTTGAATTATACTTTTGTTAATTCCATTTACTTGTTCACTGTACTTTGGAGATTTTCCGCTTGCTGATATGGTGTCTGTCGGTTGTTGGATTCCTTTGTATGTTCTGCTCAACACATAGCTTTCTATGATTTCTTTAGCCGTATATACATTGACTGCTTCTCCAAGGCTCAAACAAGGATTTCCTATTTTTTCACAGTTATAAGGTCTATATTTTACAACTTTAATAACCTCATACAGATTTCTTGCAACCGTTTCTAGGGCATCTGCGGTCATTCCATAAACAAGGAAATTATCTTGCAAAATATAACTGTTGTCGTTCTCGGTAATCTCTGTATCCGGGTAAACTGCACCAATATCATTTTCTGATTGTCTTATCTGCACTTTTGTAACTTTTTGGCAGACAAAATCTTCATATTTAACTGATTTGTATTTTCCACCAGTAACCTTTTCTTTTTCAGAACCTTTTCTAGGGTATAATCCTTTCTGTGGATATAATCCTTTATGTGGATATAAACCGGATATTATTTCTTTAAGGAAAACATATTCAAATTTTCCATCATGGTTAATATGGCCAAAACATCCATTTATCGAGCAGATTGCTTCCATGACCGTCTGGCCAGAAAGTTCGCTTGGTTTTATGGTTTCTGCCACTTCCATGTCATCATTAACTAACGTAGTCTCTACCTGTTCTATTCCAAAGTAAGCAAAAAAACTATTTCTGAATGCCTTAAGTGTAAGCGGAAAAGTTAAACTGTTGTACCACGATGCCACATTTGCTTCTCCTACATCATACAAGGCATCATAAGCCGTCACATTGCGGTAACGCTTATCATCTGTAGGCTTGTCAGAAACAACCCTGTATTTGCCGAAAATAAATGGTGTGTCAGCATGTCCATTAATCACAGCAGAAACATTTATCTGTTTCCCAATCATGCTTGTGAACACGTTGGAAATTTTGAATTTTAACTGTGATGCATTGCACTGTCCAAATGTAAGGTAATCATCATCACATAGTATTTCTTTTAATTCAAACTGTTCAAAATGGATTTCGCTGTTGGTGATTTTTACAGACTTGTCCTCTGTTTCAATCGTGATTTCCTTTTTGGATGCGCTTTTATCAAACAAATCCGCATAGGTATAGTTACTCATTCGCTACACCTCCGACAAATGAAAATTCTATCTGATTGTACTTAATCTCCCCATTATATGTTCCATAGATCGTAGGCTTTATATCAGCCATATATCCGTATTGCGTGACATATTGACCTAAAAATGGAATGTATGCTGTGATATTACATCCTTGTTCCGTTGCATCAATAAAGTTGCTTCGTATCCCGGACAGTAACTCTTGCAAATCGTCATCCGTCAGCATCGCAGGTGTGGAAAAATCAATACTTAATGCTTTTAGCTCCACAGCATTTCTATGTACGTATCCATTTGCATCAGTCCACGGGTCTACATCTTGCATATTTACAGCCGGCTGATAACTTTCAGCGGCTATAAATCTTGACTGGTCAATAACGTAATCTCCAATTTTTAAAAGCCATCCTTGATATGCTGACATACACTCACCGCCTTATTGCATAAAAATAGACAGCACCCATTCAGAGTGCTGTCTGTGTTAAAATACATATACATTCTTGTGTTTTTGGTTAAATTGCTCTTGACCGTATTGTCTTGCTGCAATTCCAATTTGATCGGTTGTTATTCCAAACTCTTTTTCAAGGATTCCTTGCAGTAGCTGATTATTCTGTTTCAGAAGTGCAATTTCCTGTTGTGCCGTGGAATTGATGGCATCTTTGATTCCAGTGATTTCAACTCCACCGGCAACCGCTGTCTTGCCGCCTACTGTCCCGGCAATCTCCGGTACACCATTCTCTCCTGCCATGATCATCGTGTATCGGCTCGGAACGTAACCACCGGTATCAAATCGAGGAATACTTATTTTAGGTATTTGCACTGGCTTGAAACTTATTCCTATAGCTTCAGATATGCCACTAATCAGACCAAAACCATCAATAAAAGCGTTTATTCCATCAATAATCAGATTTACGCATCCCTCTGCTATGGATACAAGGTTGTTAAATGTTCCTTTGAAAATGTCTTTTATTCCGTCCCATGCTTTTCTCCAGTTTCCAGTAAATACACCGGAAACAAAATTAATTAGTCCTTTTAATTTTGTTCCAAGGTTTTTGATAATATTACCTATTGCGTTAAAAACAGTTTCAAAAGCAGGTTTTAAATTTTCCCACAAATGAGTGACTATGGGAGATAAAACATTGTCCCATAAGAAGTTGAATACTTCTATTACTGGTTTTACTTGTTCTACCAGAAAATTCATGGTATCGACTATCGCATCAAATGCAGCTCCTAAAACACTTCCTAATGCTTGTGCCAAAGGAACTACTACATTTTTCCAAAGTACCGTAAGTATATCAGTAACAATTTGAATTGCAGGCTTTAAGATATTTCCAAGGAATGTTCCAAACGGAACAAGCACTCCATTCCAAAGATTTTCAAAAGCACTTTGCAATTTCGGAAGCACTTCTTCACCAACATATTTTAATGCGGGATTTAGCATATCCTGCCATATGCTTGTGAATGCAGTCTTCAAAAATTCTCCTATCGGAGTAAGCACATCTACAAGCCCTGTCCATGCATTCTGTAAATCTGGTATAACCGTTGTTGTCAAAAACTCCATTGCAGGAGTTAGGTTATCCGCAATGGCTGAAATTGATTCCTTGAAACTATTTCTAACATCCTCGTTTGTCGCATATACAAGCGCAAGTCCTGCTACAACCGCTGTGATAGCCGCTGTTGCCGCTACTGCTCCTGCACTAATACCACCAAACAATCCGGTTGCTCCTGCTGCTGCCGCTCCCCCTGCTCCTGTTGCCGCTCCAGTTCCTAATAGACTTCCGAGAATTGTTTCTCCGATTCCTGCTCCTGCCTTACCGCCCATTGACAAGACAATAGAATCTTTTATTGCTTTCCACAGAATATCTCCCAAGCCAGTGAATTTCAAAAGTCCTATTGCTGTCAGAATCGTGGTTTCGATTGGTGCAGCATCGAAACTTCCTTTCCACAGTTCGATTGCCGCTGTAATTGCTTGTCCTATAAAGTTTCCGGCAGATGTAAATACAGCAGTCCAGTCAATACCAGCAAGAAACTGTCCTATGTTTTGACCAATCTGATACCAGTCTACAGATGCAATAGCATCGGACATCCAGTTAAATATCCCTGTGACAATACCGGATAAATCTTGTCCTGCTTCGAAGAAATCACCATTGAATAAATCTTTGAATAACTTTTTCACAGGCTCAAGAAGTTTTTCTATCTTATCAGCCCAGCCAAGAGCTGTATTCTGCATCTTGTCAAATGCTTCCTGCCATACTTTCTCGTACTCAGCAGTAGCATCCATGATTTCTTTGGTAAGGTCAATTCCTGCTCCACCAGCACCACTTCCGGAACCACTGGATTTTGGTGTGGAAATAACTTTCAATTTATCAAACGCTCTGATTCCGCTTTGAGCATTCTTTGCGCTTGTTCCCACTTTATCCAGTGCATCTGCCGTATCTTCCAAATCTTCATTGTAACCGGATACACCTTGACCGAATGACGAAAAGTCAATCTTGATTCCCAGTAAATTTGCCACACTGACAAGCAGTCTCTTAATCGCAATTACGACACCGTTAATGACAGGAAGTACTTTTTGCAATACCGGAATAAATAACTGACCTAATACCATGCCAGCTTCTTTCACATTATTTGTGAATTGTCGTATCATGTTGCTTGGTGAATTGATTGTGTTAGCCAAATCTCCCCATGACACCTTGGACTGATCTAAGATTGCCAGTAAACGCAACTGCTGTTTTTCTGCCTGTGACATTTCAGATACAGCCTTTTCAATGCCGTATTTGTAAGCATAAGTCTGTAAAGTGGCATTCGTGATATCAATACCATACTTATACAATGCTCTTGACTGACCGATTAAACCAGACTGCAAGTTAGTTGCAACCGTGCTGAAATCTACGTTAAACAATGAAGAAATATCTCCGGCAAGCATTGTCATGGACTTTGAAATTGCCGTAGTAACTTCTCCGGTCTGCCCTAAAGAGTTGGTGATAGATGCAAGTTGTGAAGCGTACTGCGTAATCTCCTGTAAATTCAGTCCCAGGTTCTTCATTCCGCTTTCAGAAATCAATCCACCGTCTACATCTACTTTCAGACCGGACATTTTGCCAAGAAGTTCATTTACACGATTTCCGAAACTCTGCGCATAATCTTTTGCATTGTCGTAACCGTATTTTTCAAAGTCCTTGCCCCATTCCTTGCCGACTTTATTAAATGCTACCGTGTAGTAGTTAAATGCTTCAATATAGTCCGTAGTTCCCTCTATGGAACTCCAAAGAGATTTTATTCCACGGATAACAAGGAAATACGTTGCATAAAATTTTCCGAAAGCCGCTGCGAGACTGAATGTGCTTTTTGTGGCTCTTTTTGCGCTTGCCGTATAAGTGTTCAGATTTCTGTCCAAAGAGTTTGCAGCCCGACCGGATGCCGCACCAGTAGATGCCAGTCCTGCCAGTGCATTTGTCATGCGTATAATGTTCTCGCTTACGTTCGGTGCGGTAGACAGAGTGGTAAATAACTGTTTCAAATTCTTTGCCAGTAAAGGAATGTTCGTGATTGCTCTGCCGGATGCTACACCGCCAAGTTTTGAGATAGACGATGCAATACTTGCAATATCTCCTATTCCATCTACTTTTGTTCCTGCCATATCAGCAGAAAAAGTCTTTAACGCAGATGAAATTCTACTTAATCCACTTGTATCTATTTTCCCCATTCTGTTAATGGAATTTGTCAGTGTGGAGATATTCTTAATGCCACTCGTATTCATGGAATTTGCGGCATTTGCGATACTCTGTATGCTGTTGGAAATGCTTGTCAGTTTGGGCGTATCAATGGACAAGCTTCTCTGAAAATTCGTAAGGCTGTTTGCAAGTTTATTCAGTGCACTACTGGCTTTGTTCGCATCCGCACTTATTTTTATTTGAAGATTATCAATATCAATATCTGCCATACCGCACCGCCTTTACCGCAATAAAAAAAGGAAGTGTCAACCACTTCCAAGAAAAGAGCGGTAAGCTGTGACACCTACCGTTCCTAAAATCACTTTTTGAGATATGCCTTTGTAACCGTACCGATTTTTCCGTCCACTTTGATACAGACACTCTTTTGGAATGCTTTCACTGCATCAGAAGTAGTTTTCCCGAAATATCCGTCAATGTTCTTCTTACCTTTCGCATTTACAGACGGCATAAAGCCTTTCCTTACAAGTTCGTACTGCGCCCACTTGACATCATTTCCCTTCATCATTGCCATACGCTTGTAATACAGAAGTCTTTCCGGTTCTGTATAAGGGTTGCTATGGCTTGTAGAATCCTCATATACGGCATCTAACTCCTTGTACCATACATTCATGTCTACATTGCCTACAATACCGCCTACACGCCCTTTAGAAGTATACTGCCAGCCTACCATGTTCGGTACTTGCGGTTGATACTTCACATCACACTTGCCGTTATTCTTGCCGTACCGTGCGATCCACATGGGATAACTCACACCGCCATAAGGCTTAATGTATGTCTTGTAAAAACTTTCCCCAGTGTATACACCGAACTGTAATCCTGCATCGGTGATGACCTTGCCGTAAGCATTGATAATAGAAATAATATTTTTGCCAAGACCTTTCATAACAGCATCTTCAACATCAAGATATACTGTCACTTTTCTGCCATTAAGAATAGTAAGCACTCTTCTTGCATCAGATCGTGATTTTGCAACCGTTGTAATATATCCGTATTCATATACTCCGTGCACATGGACATTGTGCTCTTTACAACCTTTCCAGTTCTCTTCAAATTTCTTGTCCGGATTCAAATCCTTACGGATTACTTTCAGAATAGCAAAATCAATACCGTTCTGTTTTACCGCCCACCAGTTAATCGTCCCCTGGTATGAGGACACATCGATTCCTGTTAAACTCATTTTTTTCTCCTTAATCCGGGCTTTCCGGCAATCCTTGTTCTCTTAATGCTTTTATTCTCTGTTTCATTTCCCATATTGCAATTTCTTCGTTGGATTCTTTATAAGCAGGCTCTTTTTTGCTTTCTTCAATTATCGGCTTTTTGATATACTCTGACTTTGCATTTTTGCTAAAACAATGGTCTATTGCTACACCAAATGCCGATATACCATAATTTCCAAACCAAGACCACATCTCTGTGTCTCTCTGCTTCATTTCTAACTTGTATGCTTCTGCATAAGGTTCTAAATCCGCAGGGCAGGAAGAATCTATATCTTTCACTGCAAATCCGTACCCTTTTGTGTATAAAATCCACATAGGTCGTACTTCTTTACAGTATATTTCCCATGTTAGTTCTCTGACTTCTTCTCCGCTTTCTTGGGGTTCTTCTCCTGCTCCTGTTTCAGGAGCTTCGCTAAAAAACCATTTTCAAGCAACTCTTTTTGCACATCAGCAAACAACTTCTGAATATCAGATTCATCAGAATCAAAATAATCATCAAGCATGGAGTAAACCTCGCTTAACTTCGATTCTTTCTGCTCTTTGTTGTAAGGATCGAAACCATATTCATCAGAATGGAATTTCTGCAAACCGACAAGAATCAGTTCCGGCAGTAACATGAGAATGTTATTTACGGATTCGATTCCATCTTCTTGTTTTTCGAGGTTTGCCAGTTTCTTAATGATGTTGTTCTTTACGGTTGCTTCGTAACCGAATTTAATGTTAAGTTCCTTTTCTCCAAATTTTACAGTCAACATAATTTATCCTTTCCCCAACCTTTTGTTGGAAAGGAGCCGCCCGAAGACGGCTCTTTTTTGCTAAATCAATGGTTCATCTACCGTTTCATCAAAGTCAGCCACGGCAGTGTTATTTGTTTCTGACTGACTTTCTATTTTTTTGTCAGTGTAATTGCTGTGGGATAACCGTTTTCATCCTCTGTTACTGCAACAGTGTAATTATCTTCAATCCACTTCGGTACAGTAGCCTGTGCAATCGTAGCAGTTCCGGTCAGATGATCGTCTGTTGCTTCGTCCGGTGCAAAACTTTCCTGACCAATAAATGCGCAAATACCCTCTGAACCTTTTCCGTCAGTTCCATACAGGATGATAAAATCGAGTTTCTTTCCCTCGTTTGTCACCATTTCATCCTTGTACTTTTTCTCAAATGCCCCTTGCACTTCCATACTGTTAGCTGCTCTACGACCAATTTCCTGTGTTTCGACCAAATCTTCCAGTGTAGAAGTATCCACCATGTTCTGACTTCCGAACGGAGAAGGAATACTTTTTGCTCTCATGAGCAGTTTGTAAGTTCCTGCCCAGTACTCACCAGTAGCAGCACTAGAACTAGGCTCTTTATAGGCAATTCTTGATTTTAAACCAGTAGCCATATTTACCTCCAAATTTTCATAAAAAAATAGAGCCAGTAGGCTCTGTCAATAGTTACAATATATCATCAGCATCTACGTTTCTTCTGAACCGTGCAGTGCTTCTGTATGTGTCCTGCGAAGTATTATTGAACTCCGGCATGGAAGTTATCTGAAATCGCAAACGCTTAAAAAGTCCAGCAACCGTAGCCATGATAGCTTCAGCTTCTTCCTGACTTTTGTTGGTTATCACATCCACCTGGTATGATGCTGTGATTCCATTAACAGAACGTGCTTCAAGGTCTTGTCCTGTCTCTGTGAACGGCATAGCATGAAAGTACACCGTAGGGAATGTAGGGTCTGACAAATCCTTACTTTTGTCCGTCACATAAGCTTTAGGATGGCTCTGTGGTATCTTCATTTTTAAGTATGATGCAATCTTTACTTTGAAATCTGATACCCACTGATATTCATTATCCACTACCAAACACCACCTTTGCTGTCTGTGATACAATATCACGAAGTTCTATTGCAGTCAGGTACATAAATGGTCTTGACGGCATACCTTCCGTAAAATACCATTTGCCATCATCCGCAGGATAAAACCACCCATATCTCCCATCCGCAAGTTGCCTGATAGTTTTACCGCTTGCATACTGCCAGTCAACACCTTCTGGTAGTTGATATGGATATGGCGACTGCTTTCCAACAACACCAGTACCAAACTCTACGAAAGCCGCATGGTCTGTACCTGCAACCACCGCCCAAACACCGCCACCTTTTACGGATCCAACATATTCCGAATGAATGCTTTGCAAAAGTTCCGATGTAAATATAGCATCAAGGTCAGCAATTTGGACCCTAGCAATCTCTACGCCCTTTTCTGCCAGTGTTTCAGCCAGTAGCCTACATTTATACTCTAAGCTATTTTCATAGTCTCTAAGAGCCTTTACAGCCGCTTGTATGGACTTTTGGTCAAACAGGTTGATATTGATTGTCTTTTCCATATCACTTCACCGTCTTTTGCAACAAAAACAAATCTGCTGTCAGTCCCTCGTCTGCAACACCTTTGACAACATAGTCCGCAGTCTTGTTGTCCACAAGTCCGTCATCGTCACGGCCTACTTCTGACTTCTTCCAGATAACGTCCCCTGCCTTAATCGGCAAATAGCCTTTGTCGGTCACAATCTGACAGTACGAACTGGAATCATCAATACCAAATTCTTTTACCAGTACTTCCGACAGCTTATTACTGATGTTGGCAGAAAAAAGGACGGGTTCAGAATATCCAGTAGTTTCTCTCAAAACCACTGGAATCCTTTCTCCGTCCATCTCGATGTACTTTATTTCTCCGTTTTCGTCCCGGTCATAAATCGTGACTTTTTCTCCCTGCCGTGAGTACTTCATGTCCTGCTTGTTAATGTCAAGCATCTTTCTTCACCTGCTTGTAAATCTGATTTACACCAGTGCTTGCCAAACCGGAAACAATTCCTACCGCAATCGCATTCAGTACATCATTTGCCGGGAAATCCGGAATAACATACATTCCTACTACTCCGAGAATGCCACCGACAATGCCGACAACAACCGGGATGTAGTTATCCTTAATAACCGGAATCAGCTTCGCTCCAATACCGGCAAGATAACAGATAACCACGATTGCAACACAAGTTCCTACCTGTGAAAAATCCATCATTCCTTACCTCCGTTCTCTTTAATGTTAAGTCTTTCCTCAATTCCATCAAGTCTATGATGCGCAGATGCCGTACTGGCTTCAACCTTTGTCAGCTTCTGTTCATGCTCTGCAAGCTCTTTCTTCATCTCTGAACGCTCGCTTTTCATTTCATTGATAGTATCAAGGATGGTGTCCAGTTTCATGTTGATGCGTGTGTTTTCTTTCACACGTTCCTCAATATCCTTTGTGTCTGTTCTTTTGCTATTTTTCAGACCAATGTAGACGGAAAAACCGAGTGATAACACGCTTATAATGATTGCTGTAGATAACTCTATAGTCACATCATATACCGCCTTCCTTGTTTGTTGGCACACCGCCCACCACCCTTAAAGTGTGCCGCCTGCAACCTTATTACTGGAATCAGTAACATGGTCACGCACAATCTTCTTTTAATTACAATACATTTGCAAATGGAAATACGCCAACAAACAGATCCTCACGGTCTCTCCATTTTCTCGACACTCCATTCTCTGAATAGCTTGCCATGAAGTTTTCACCGGCTTGCGATCTGTCATACACGACAAGATTAACCACAACGGACTGAAATTTTTTCATATCCGCAGCAATCTTCTCTTCCGTGTAGCTTTTCGGGTATATTCTCTTTGCTCTGATGTCGGCTTCTGCTTGACTGATAAGTTGTTCCAAAAGAGGATTTTCTTCCAAATGGTCAAACACGACCTTGGAACTTTCAGAATCAATATGAAATTGTTTCAGACGGATTTTTACTTGCTCCAAAGTCGTATATTCTGCCATGTGCTACCTCTTAAAGTTCAAACTTTTCAATCAGAATCTTTTTCAGTTCCGCACCGCTGATTTCTTCCGCACCTGAGACACCGTGTTCTGCGGCTAACTTCTGCAAGTCTGCCGTAGACATACGGTTGATTTCCGTCTTAGTATATGCGGTTTCCTCCGGGATTTCTTCTTTTACTTCGGTGACGGTTTCCTCCGGGATTTCTTCTCCCGGAAGATACCATTTGCCTTTGTATTTGACTTTGTAATCAAATTTCATCAGCATACCTCCGATTAGTAGCACTTAATTACATAGGTGCTATCCATTCTCTCGTAGGAAGGCAGTACGATTTCTGATACTGTAGTCTTGGTTTGTACGGGATCCTCTGTTACGCTGACAGCAACAGCAACACCAGTATTCACAAGTCTTACATCTGTGGCAGGATTACCCATGAGTGTACGCTCTTCGGGAGTAGTGCCGTACCATGTACTACCCAGTGCACCGTTAGGAATAAGGGTCGCAAATCCATCAGGATAAAACTTATGAGCAGTTCCGCTTTCATCCTTGTACTGCTTAGTGTATACAATGATGCTAATGCCAAGTTCGGTAGAGAAAAGTTCCTTTACTCTCGCATCGGTCATAAATACATTTGCGGTTGTATTCTGTGCAAGAACAGCACTCTTGATCTTTTTGTTCTGTTTTAAGTAGTTCATGGTCTTCTTAGAGACAATCATGATGGAAGGTCTCTCGCCAGTAGCTTCTTCTACGGCATCAATGGCTACGGAAACATCATCCATAGGATCAGAGTTCTCGGTATCAGACCACTTATCGGTCGTAGTTGTAAGTTCTGCAAAGTTGTTGGCTTTGTAGGTTCCGTTAGGGTCATAGTTATAAGCGTAGGTTACACCGTCAGCCTGAATGGAAATCTTAGGAGATCCGTCACTGGGTGCAAGCAGCTGCATAATCATACGTTCAGGAACTACATCAGCACCTTCCACAAGAGTATTTGCATCATCAAAAATTCTGCTTAATACTTCTGCTGCGTAAGGGTCTGTGCTGTCCTTAATACGCATGATTTCCTGTTCGTCCTGTTCTTTGATAATCATAGATTCACGGAAGAATGCCATTTCTGTCTCTTGCATCTTGAATCCTTCACGGCTTCTGATAGTGGAAACTGCATCAAAATTAGATGCTTTCAGGGTAACAGGAAGTCCATTAGAAGTCTTAATCCACTTCAAATCCAGTCCCATTTTCTTCTTGGCGGGGAATAAGCCGGAACCAAGATATGCAATTTTATTACTTGCAACTTCTGTATGCACAAGTGCGATTGCTTTCGCATTGTAGGCATCTCTAATGTTCATTATTTCCTCACTTTCTACCGCTATCTTTCAGCGGTCAGCGGCTACATCTGTCTGTAGTCGGTTTCAGTTATTCAAATACAATCAGTGATAATCCTGTCTTTACACCATCGGCAATGTTAATACCTGCATTTGCGTTAGCATTTGCTTCATTTACACAGGCAAAAGCCTTAATGATAGTTCCGTTGGGGTTGCTATCGTAAACATCGTTAAGCAAAATACCTACTGCTGCATCATCGGTGCTTCCGCCATTTACTTTCTTTCCTGTCGCACTAATAGGATTACCAGCCTTGCACACACCATTAGTGAAAGCACTTGCATCCAGTTTAATAGGAACAAATAATTCACCGCCCAGCTTTCTCTTAAGAATTTCTAACTGGGTAGTTACACTTGTTTCAGAGAATTTCATTTTGTGTACCTCCTTATAAGTACTGGCTAACTACAGCTTCGGCTTCTTTGTTTGTTCCAGCTAAAGTCTTGCCAATCTTTTCAGCCGCTTTTTCGGCTTCTGTTTTTTTGTCATCTTTTCCACCGCCAGCAATTCCACCTCCAGGATTAGTAGATCCGTTTGCAATCTCCTGCTCCTTGGCTTGTGCCGCAGCAGTCTCTTTATCAGAGATAATTTTTCCGAGAACATCAAAATCAAAACTGCCGTCATCCTTTACAACCTGTGCCGCCTGTTCTGATGTGATTTTGAATTTGTCAGCCGCACTTGTACGCTGAGTTGCTAAAGTCTGTGCTTTTTCCAACTCTGCGATACGATTATTTGCTTCCTCTAACTGCTTCGCTGCCTTTTCCTGTTCGGAAAGATTTTGGTCTTTCATGGCATTAAACTCTTTTTCAATGCCCTGTAACCGTTCCAGTTCAGCATTGTTTTTGGTTGCCTTGGCATTTGCTGTCTGAACATCTTTGCCGTTTTCGGCAATAACCTTTTCAATCTGTTCATCAGTTAATCCCATTGCCGCTAAATCTTCTCTCTTCATAAATTACCTCCGTTATGTCCTACGTTTTTTTACGGTGCAACGACACCGGTTGACATTGCCGGTTTATACGCTCACGGCATTGCGAATTTTTATAAAATAAAAACAGCTACCTATTTCTAGGCAACTGTCTTATTTTGCATTTGTTTTACAATTTCTTGTGCTTTCGCCATCTGCTCTTCTATATTGATAATGTCAGCAGTTTTCCACAGAGCATCAAGGTAAGGTTTGGAAAGGTTGAAAGTCTTTTCACAATCTCCCCAAAGTCCAACTGTTTTGATTGCAATAAGCGGATGAATACCACACTGCAGAAGTTGCAGTAATGTCTGCGACTTGGTATACATATTATCTTGTGGACTGTGGTTGATCTGCACATCAAAATCTCTAAGAGTGATTTTCAGATCCTCTTTCTTAATGCGGATAACATTCAGCGCAACCTTGGCCAGTCTCTTCTCTGCTGTCTTAACAACCGGATCCTTAAGCCTTGCTCTTGATTTTGAAAAATCCCATCCGTTTCTCAGCTCAACCGCACCCTGCGTATCACCGCCAGTGTTTCCTTGCTTGTTCGGTATTCCCAAAATTGAAAGTGCGCTGTCTGTTAAATCATCCTTGGAAACCTGTGTCTGCGTTTGGTCAAGTTCCTGTGACATCACATCAACATCAGACTTGTTATCCTTGTTAATGGACTTTACAACCAATGCATGGTTCATTTTCATTTTTTTGAACTGTTCTTCGTCAACTTCACAGTTTACAAATTTGTACCATGCCTGGATAAACTGCTCTATACCATCCATTCTGTTTGACTGTGTATTATTGATTGCATCCAACAGATCTATAACAAGTTCAATATCAGACAACCGCTCATGGTTGTTCGGAAATTCTACAATCGGAATACCACCAAATCCGTGAAGTTTCCATGTATCAGGAACAACCGCACTGTTTTTTATCTTACATTCATAGGATTCTGTGTAGCAGAGTTTGTACCACTCTCCATTTTCATCTTTTAATTCCTGTACCGCCAAAATCGGTTCTTCGGAACTGCGGTTGTAAATGACAAACGTGTTCAGAGGATTAGGTGCAACCACACGGATAGGCACATCTCCATTCACAATCTGAATAGCTTTGAATGATGTTCCGGTTGCCGACTGCCACTCACCAGCTTTTATGTCTTTCTCATGCTTATTTGCATCTGCTAAGTAATCATTCAGTTTATCTACTGCCTTATTTACAGCTTCATCATCTTTTCTGCTGACAAACTGAATAGGCTCTCCGTAAGTCTGAGCGACCTTGAATTGCACCCATTCAAAAGAATGGTTCTCTACTACTCGATTGGTGATATCCTCATTTGACAGCTTTGTTCTGTATAGTACCGGTTGATCTCCTTTGTAGTACTCCCACAAGTACTTGATAACTGGCTTATTGTAATAAAAAACACCGATGCAATCACCGATAACCTTTACAATGTTGTCTTCGGTTATCTGCTCCACATCCGTATATGCAATTTTTCTACCGTGACAACCCTTTACAAGGTCTTGAAATTTCATAGTGTTCATATTTTCACCTACATAAATGTCATTCCGCTGCTCTGGTCTCTTTTTGGAAGTTTCTTGATCTCACGTTCTCCGGTCTCCGTATGGTAAACAACCATCTTATTGCAATTCCGGCACTTATATGTCTTGTCGATATGCGATTTTGCACTGCATTCACCGACCAACCGTCCGCATCCCGGACAGTACACTCTAATTTTTTGATTAAAAATCATAAATACCTCTTTTCTGCGCACAAAAATACCGCCCTTGCTGATAAGAGCGGTACTTCTGGAGTCTTCACATAATCTGAGGAGGAAATGAAAAATATCTTGGAATCTTTCTGCATCTTAATAGTATCACGGAAAAATCGGACATATCGGACAAGTTTAATTTGCCATATAACGATCAAATGCTTTTCTTACGCTATCCTCTGTGTTTCCACCACCGATTCTATCAGCAACCTTGTTCCATGATAATTTTTCAATAAATCGTAAATTTATGATTCGTCTTATACGACTGTCCTGAACGCTTGCAATAAATTCTTCGACTTCATTATTTTTTTGCAGTAAATCGTCCTCTAAAAGCTGTAAAGTAGCCTTTCTGGAATAAAGCAGTGTCCGTTTTCTGCTGTACTCCGGATAAGGAAATCCTTCAATACGAAAATGTTCAGTGCCGCCGCATCCACCTGATACGCTGTCAACAACATTCCCATCCGATTCAATTTTTCTGATATCCGATTCAAGTTTTTTAATCTTCTGCTGTACTTCTTTGATTTCTTCCTGTAAATCTATGTATTGAGATAAAACCTCTTTAGTCACCATAATCAATACCTCCGTCCGAAAGAGAATGGGTTTTGAATTGCTTCTGCTCTTGCCATTCTTTTATTTCCGTAAATCATGTCACATAGTTGTGCCGTAGAATCTATCCCGTCATCATGCTTCATTTTCCCTTCAAAAGTAGCAGACAAAATATTTTGAAAATACTTTCTGTACTCTTTTGTTTGATATTTCATGTCCACAAAATGAAGTTTTCGTATGTCTGGAGCATGATTTTTGATTCTATCCATTTTTGCAGTCTGATTGTCTGCCGGATCATGACTTGTGTTAATAGGATATCCGTCTTTTTCCCATATCTTTTCACAATCTGTACGGTATGCTGATGTTGTCTTTGTTTCCTCAAAATGGACTTCTGCTGTCTTATTATTAAATTTATCTAAATGTCTTTCCATTCGTGAAGTAACTTCCGGTATGGTAATTTCCTTATCACCGTCATTGTAGACAACATCAGTGATATAATGTTCTCCGTCAATCTCATAGCAGATAGGCATTGATACAAAATCACCGCCACCATAAGCAGGGTCATTAGCTGCAAATATCCTATCAGGTCTTATTCCTTCAAGTTCTGCCGGATTAAAGAAATTCATCATATCGACATTGAACATCTGACCTTTTCTTTCAATAGGCTCCTGTTGATACTGTGCAAACCATGATGCCATATCGTCATTGTTCTCAAAAGATGCCATACGTCTTTTGTAATCAAGAGTTGTATATCCCAAATGATACGGATAATCAAAATTGCTATCTCCGTTTTCATTTAGTGCAGGAATAATAACCTCTCTGTGCCGTATGCCTTTGTATTCAGGATCATTTTGTAATAGGTCTAACCGTCTACCTTGAACGTCCTTTTTCGCCCAACGTGTTCCTATCCCCAACAATTTAGCCTTTCCAGGCTTAATTCTCGGCATAAAGTTGTTGTCGAATTTTCCCCATACAGTATTTTGCCTATCTTCACTCAATGCTTCATCAATACCGCTGAATAAGTCATCATAAACTCCAAGCCCGTCACAGTCACAAGCACCATTCAATGTTCCGTAAATGCTTCGCATGGTAAATGTTGGGTATGTCTTTTTACGGATAAGGTCTACTGTCAAATCTTTTCCATCAGTGACTAACTTTTTCTCAACTATGTTTGGATATATTTCAGCATATGTGTATGTCGGGTCTGTAATCATTTCTATGATGCCGTCATAGTAACCACCAGTAATTTTGTCCGAATATGCCGAATACAGATTAGATCGCTCTGGTCTGTTAGAACCAAACCACAGATTTCCCATTTTGACTATTTGTGTCTTTCCGATACGTCCGGGGCAAAACACCATTCCTTCGTCCAGCACATCATCGTACAGATCTTGAATAAGCTGTGCTACCTGCCGTAATGGATTTATTCTCGGCTGATAAAATCTCTCTTCTACCGGTCTATTCTTTTCCATGTATAGCATGAAACTTTCAAATTGGTAATGTGCTTCAATCAGAAGAATTTTGTAATAGTCATCAACAAGGCTGTATTTTTCTTCATGTTGTTGGCTGTATTTTTCAAGGTCAAGTATTCTACCGCCTGTCCTATCCATGCAGAAACGCTCTACAATGCCTTTAGAACGGTTTGTTATATGTAAGCCATAAGTTATATCCTTTTCACCGTTTATAGCCACTCTGCAGGCTTCTATATACGCATCAATGACCTGTTCATCAATTCCCTTTCGCTGTATGTAATTGTCATAACTGTTTACTGCCGATATAAGGCTCTGACTTGCCAATATAAAAGAGCCTCCTTTCCTAAAATTTTGGAAATTTGGCTCTCTGCGTAGGCACTCTACGACTGGTGCTCTTGAAAATATTCTATTTGCTATGCTAAGCAGTCCAAAACACAACATAACACATATGGTTTGTGTCAAATGTTATACTGATAATTTGTTCTGCGCTCTTTAATTCTTCCCAATCTTGGTCATTTTGCAGAATGGCTTGATTTATATCATTAAGGTTTTTGCAATATTGCCATTTCACCAACTTTGCTTGATTCATAAATTATTTCACCCCAATTCTATTGATTTTACCGCACTTCGGGCATTTGATTTCAGCCTGTCCGTTGAATTTGCCTAAAAGGCGGTTACACTTGCTACAACGATGTTCGGACAATTTTGCATAAAAACATTTTTTCAAAGTTTCCTCGTCTTCCTTTGAATTAGCCATAATAACCGGCTCATCTCCCAGCGTTGCGCATTCAATTTTTATATCTTCAATATTCCCGATGTTTTTAGGTGTGACCTGTCGAAACGCATCACGTTCTATATTTTCAATTACTGCTGTCATGCTCATTCTTCAATACTCCTATCAAATCATGCATTTGAATCAGTAGTTTTTAAATATTCAACGAACTGTGCCCAAGCCTGTTCGCATGTTAAATCGCCAACAGGATTTTGAACATAGTATTCTTGGAAATATTCCCGGGCCTTTTCTTTTTCATCTTCGGAATATGAATCCCATTTAGAAACTCCTGATTTCTTTTTGAAAAATTCGCACTCATGTTCACTGTCAGCAAATCCAGCACCAGGAATCCATTTTTCCGGATGGTTGCACATTTCAGCCATCCCTACAACTTCGTTTCTATCAAATCCAAGGTAAGCACAATCATGACACGTCATTCCTCCACCAGCTTTCTGCCGCACATGGGGCAAAACTCAATTTTAAAATATCCCATAGTTGCTGCATTTGCAAAAATAACAATACCAGGTTTATTGTCTCTGACATTTTTCAAAATCTGTGCTTCTGTCAAATTTGTTTCATTCGCACATTTATAAATTTTAATGTCTGCTCCGCAGATTGTATTTTCGTCATGCCAGTTTTCACAAAATTTACACATGCTTATTTTTTAACCTCTCCATTAACCGTTCACATTTATCAAGATTTTCGCAAGTAATGTTGTTTAAGTATTTTTCGCTTTTGTCAGACACTGTTGTTATATTCATTTGTATCAGTTTCGGTTCAAAATCTTTACAATACTGACAACAATCTTGAAGAATAAGGTGAAATCCATTCATGTAAAATTCCTCCGTAACCCATGCAGACGGAATCGAACCGCCGACACACATCCTATGCGGATGCCGCTCTTCCACTGGAGCTATGCATGGTTGAGATGCAATATTCCCGGGGTTACTCCGCATTATACAATCGCAGAGCATATTGCATCACTGTTTCAGCCAAAACATAGACCACCTGTTAACAGATAGCATAATTTGACCGAATAGTTGGGATGATGGGACTTGAACCCACAGCCTATGCCTTAGAAGGACACTGCTCTTTCCATTTGCGCTACATCCCAGTGATCGGTACGAGATTCGAACTCGCGTTACCACCGTGAAAGGGTGGTGTCTTACCACTTGACTAACCGATCATGTGCGTTTCCATAAGCTGTATGCCTACATTTAAGGCGCTGACACAGCGCAACACTTATAGCTATTTTTATTTTCGCAGGGCATCCGCCAGTTACCTGCTAGCCGGTTGCGATCCGACATCGTGGGGAAAGAAGGAGTCGAACCTTCGATGTTTCTAATGTCACGGTTTTACAGACCGCTGCAATCGCCACTATGCGCATTTCCCCAAAACCTGTGCCGTATAACCACGACTAAACTTCTGGCACACCTATCTGCTACCTACCGATTATTGCAATCACGGTATCGTCTTATCGACGCAGATAAAGTTTTTCACCGCTATATGGTTGCAATGCTTCAAGCGGTTACGTGGAAAACCCTCACGAGCCTTGCGACGGCTCTTAACAGCATTCCGCTATGAGGGGAAAGGAGTGTCTCCAATGGAAAAGTATGGAAGACAATTCGCAGATGGCAAAGACCGAAAGAAGAAAACATCTGCGAAACAGGACTACCAGGATTCGGACCTGGGAATGCAGCAGTCAAAGTGCTGTGCCTTACCGCTTGGCGATAGCCCTAAACTCCGGGAGAGAGACCATCTGCTCCCGGATTATTTTTGTGAAACACCCTATCTTTATCTAAAAAAAATTGTCACGCCTGTGTACGGTACTTTGAAAAACTTTGTGTTGTCAAACGCATTATTCCATTTTTCGTTTCCCACACACAGGCTACATACACTCTTGATGCCTTGATTTCTCTGCCACATATCCAATGCCAACACAACACCGGATATTCGGCAATAACAATGGCTTTATGAATTTAACCCATTCAAAATTGTGATATGGGATAATTCGCATAATCTCCGGTAACCACATAGGCTATACCCACGCAAAAGTTATTCCAAATGCAAGGAACATTGCGAACGCAAATAAAATAACTCCGTCTGATGCTGTTTTCTGTTTTGGAGCATACCATAAAGCAGATATTGCTAAAACTGTCAATACCAACGTTGTCATTATTTTTAAAATCATGAATCCAAGCATTTTTTCTTCGTCCTTCCTTCAATTTCATCGATCATTGCCATTACCAGTGCTTTAGCAAACTGGCTATTGTTATGTATTTTAATCAGCAAATTGCCCTGCCGGATAAGATACGACCAGTCATCATCCGTTTTCGGATTAGCACACTCTTTATGTATTTTCCAAACCTCTGTGTAGATCTCTTTAATCTCCGGTGGCAATTCACATTTCTCCTTAACTGGCAAATCTTCTTTAGGCTCTTTATCAAGTCTTCTCTTTTGGTGCTCCATCTGACAGCTAACCATTTCCGTAACGTTCTCACGGTCTCTCTTAATTCCGTGACCTTGCAGAAATAATTCGCATTGCAGCACTTCACCGCATTTTGAACATTCGTCTTTTATCTCTTTCCCAAATATCTGCATACACTTAATCTCTACCAGTGACTACCGCTCTTAAAAATACTCCGATGATGAACAGGATATACACCCATGCAGGAGCATGTAATTGAAACAGTATCCATGCTAAAACTATGTAAATGAAAATCATGTGGTACACCTCCTAAGGGTCTTTTTTATTTTTGAGGAAATTTGAGGGACTAAGTAGGGGCTGTTCGCTGGTCCTGCCAGACCCCCTCCCCCATCATCACCAACATATTTCAACTATGCGCAAAATTCGTGCTTCGCGCAATCTTTATTGACACGTCCTTAACTATCCCATATTTCCGCACGTTTCAGTAGTTGTTGCTACTCATTCGCATCTGCTGTATTATCTCCATACGCTCCGGAATCGGTCAACATTGATATATTTTGTCCATTTGCACCGCCTAACTGTGGCAGATCTGAAGCGGTCAAGGCCTGCTTGTGGTTCTGCTGCTCTCTCGATACTCCCGGAAGGTTCCAACCGTAGTGACGATTTAGAATTGCTAGGATCCCTACCGGGTTGCGCTTTGCTGTGGCAAGTTTTGCGCTTAAAGACTCTTCACGAAAATCCGATATCTTTTTGCCGATGTCAGAACACGATGGACTTAATTTAGTCCCCTCATCTCTCCATGTAGCTATCGTATATCTGTCTATACCTGTTAATAAACTAAATCCTATGGCTGATACCTCTTTGTCATACATCATACACATATATATATAATAATCACATATACGATTAACCAAATCATAGTTATAAGCATTATAGTTACTTACTCCACCGGTAAATGATCCAGTAGTATTTACAAGGGATTTAGACTTAAGACAGTCAGGCTCATTAAATGCATGGCGTTTGATATACATAAGAGCAGCATTCCAAACGCTTTGAGACTCTTGTCTTATATCCTCTATTTTCTGATCCTTGCAGAACTGGGAAAGGTATAACTCCATGTCATTCTCATATACCTGGGATGTTTCTGTATTTTCAACTTTTTCCATTTCTGCACCTCCTAAAAATCTGCAATAAAAAAATCACTAAGCATCACTTAATAAACCTATGTCTTTTGATCTCCTCCACAGATCATGTAAAAACATAAATTTACAAAAGTGACAAGCTAGTGACTTCTTGTCGTTTCCGGTCTGTCGGCTCCGGTGGTCTTGGTTACAATCTGGGCGGCTGCATATCCAGAGGGGGTTGGATTTGCACCGCTGTCACTCGCACCGTGTTAACGTCGGCTCCCTAACTGCTTTTATCATAACACAAGACCTATTTATAAATCCACAACAACCTTTTACGTATTTGATGATTTGTTGTTGTGGTATGTCTGCCGGTGATCCTGAGTATATAAAAATCATATGCTTAAAAAATATCATCCGGTTAAATTTGACAAATGGGATTTTTTAACAGACAGACAGGTAATTTTTGCAGATGGGTACATGGTGGCAGCTGGTCGGCTCTAGTATTTATATATACTTGGTTATACAATGTCTTTCTGCTCTTATTTATTTTTATTTTATCTAACCTTTATTTTATCTAATCTCCTTTTATTTAATCTGCGTCTACAAAATGTCTACAATTTGTCTACAAAATTTAGCACGTTAAAATATCACAGTGAAAATAGATCAAGAAAAGCAGGCTGTTACACCTGCTTAATTCCTGTTTATGCTGTTGCTCTTTCTGTTCTTCTTATCCGTTCCGCTCTCGCTGTGATCCGGTCAATTAGTGCCCTGTCACCGTATGCGGTTTTGCTGGCTAATAACTCCGGGTCTTTCATGTTCTCCAGTGCTTGGAGCGTTTCCGCTTGCACCGCTTCCAGTGCTTGGAGTTCTGCCCGGTTAAATTCTTGCAGCCGTTCGGATTCCACGTTTTCCAGTTGATCCCGGTAGTACCGGAAGAACTGCCGGACGTTTGAGCGGATCCGGGCGGCTTTCTTTGCTGTGATCTGCTCCGGTGTTCCTTTCATGTCGTTTGCTCCTTTCGTTTGTTTGTATCTTGATTATATATCATGCTATATAACATGTCAATAGATTATTGCAATTATTTATTGATATTTTTTAAAAATTCCTCAGCGTCTACAACTTGCGTTTGCTCCGATGCTTTCCGTTCTGCTCTCCTCTGCTCCTGGAGTTGGTGCAATCTTTCGTTTGCTTGCATTAGTGCGACTTTCTCAGCCACCTCTGTACGCTCCGCATTTGCCTTTTCTGCGGTCTTTTCCGGCTCTTTCGGTAAATTCTCCGCTTGGCTCTCCAAACTGTCTAAATAAGCCAATACAGCCGATACAGCTATATCATTTATATTTATGTCTGATTCTGCTGCTCTGTCCTTTGTGCCTTTTGGTAATCTGATTTGTACAAGATCAAATTTACTGCGGTAATTGTTAATTGCTTTGCGTGTGTAATCTGCTGTCCTTGCCATCTGCAAAACCTCCTTATATAAATTGTTTTATCATATTATATAACACTTTATATATAAATGCAATATAATTGTATATATATCATATTATATAATTTTTATATAAACTTTTATATAAAATGTATTGACACATGATATATAACATGATATAGTTATCTCAACAAATAAATAAAGCCGGTGACCACCTACCAAGCGAACACCGGCACCCAAAAAAGAAAGGCACCCATATTATAACACGGGTGAAAAGGTAAAAACAATATGAGTAAAAGAATTTCACGGAAAAATCTCTTGGCAGAGGGTCAGCGTTTAGACGGTATCAAGTTAGACGGCAACTGCTACCAATTTGAGAATGCAATCCATTTTATCAGCTGCTTAAAAGATGTTCCGTCCGGCTCTTATTTGTGCGGTGCTAATGATGATAGAATTAACAACATCATCGCAGAAATAAAAAAAGCGTATCCGGAAGCTAAAGGATGTAGCGCAACACAGCTTTTTTATTCTACTGGCACTTACGGTAACAATGGCCAATTATACAAAATGGAAATCTTAGACAAAGAATGGAACGCAACCGGAGAAAAATTTTATTTTTACTTTTAATAGGTGTACATCGTCAGATACTACATAGAATTGGAGGACTGAAACAATGATATATATTAAATGTGAAAATTATCAGCATTTTGAAAGCCTTATAAATGATTATATTTCTGGTGGTTGGACTTGTAGCGACCTACACGGAAAAACAGCTTTTTTATATAAAGGTTCTGCGCAATTAAAAATTGAATATTAAGCAAGTAAGACAGGCTTACACCGGGGATCGTGCCCCGGCTTGCTTTTACCCGGATAACCGGGAAAAATTGAAAATATGGAGGAAATGAAAATGGGAAAAATAAATATTGATATGTGGTATGGAGACAAGCCGGAACAGGTGACAGGATTAGACATATATTTTAATGATTTAGGCGGATTTTATTCCGGCAATCTTCGCATTTTTGGAAAAATTGTTGGTGATTATTACGCCGACAGCGTGCAAGACATAGAAAAAGCATTTCCACACCTTGCAAAAGATATTGAAAACTGTTTGAATTAACTGCCGCAGAGGATGCCCGCCGGATCACTACCGGCGGCGGTTTTATGGGTGGAATTTACCCAAAAAATTAAAAATATGGAGGAGCGAGAAAATGAAAATTATAGAAAAATCGAAAATGCCTGACGGTACAAAGATACAACTAGAGGATTGGCACGACAAAAACACAAAAGATTATAATGATTTATACGGTTATGTAATAGGTGTATATCCAGTTGCTAAAAATTCCGGTCGTTTTGGTTGGGTAAAATCCGGAGAAAAATTTAGAATATCAATTAATTATAATAAATATGCAAATTATACTGATGAAATGGTGTTGAATGATTTTGAAGCGTTAAAAAATGGAGAAAAAACATTATCAGATTTAAAAGATCATTTTTTTAATAACTTTAAAGATCAATTTTATTTAGGAATTATAGATTTTGAACCTTGACAGCCATTGCAGAGGATGCCAGCCGGGAGCGATGCCCGGCAATGGCTTTATGGGTGGATCACACCCAAAAATTGAAAAAGGAGGTTGCCAGGATGAAAGAAAAGAACATTGAAAGGCTTTACAAGATTTTGGAACGTGCAGAGCGTGATCACGACACGGAGACAGCCGCCGCCCTGCGGTGGGCAATTTTTGAACTTGAAAACGGATAAAAGACGGTCGCAAGCCGTCTTTTTGTCGTGTTCCGTTGGAACTGCTGCCGTCTGGCGGTCTATTTGTGCTACTCTTCCACCGGGTCCGGTCAGATCCTGCACCCTAATATATTGACGGCTTGCGCTGTCTTGGTGTACAATCAAATATTACAAGGGGATTATACAAAATGCGAAAAGTGGGAATAGGTCATGTATACGACATTATGGAGAGCGTAGCGGATGCCGGGGAACGGTTGGAAACAGTTATAAGGGTTGAGACTGCCGCCGGTGGTATGTCTCCGGAATCTGCGGAGCTGCTGCGGTCTGCGTATGATTCTATGCTTTCGGCAGTCGGAGACCTTGCGAAAGCTGCGACACGGTGAACGGGTGACAGGTCCAGGGATTGCACTGCAGAAACGAAAAATGTTCCATGCCCTGAATCGGTCTGAAAAAATCTGCGAAAAAACTCTGAAAACGGATTTTTCAGCTTGAAAAGTGCTACCCCGGGGGGATTAAAAATTTTTTCATTATATTTTGTAGAAAAATTTTTCTTTCAAAAACCTATGAAAACGAGATTTTCGGTTGAAAATGCAGACCTACGGGGGTATCAAAACGGTTGACCCAAAAATATTTTTTCAATACTTCACATCTATTTATCGACAGAATATCACAAATGTGTTAAAATTTTATAAAATTCAAAATGAAAGGGGTAATTACTCTATGAAACAAAGTGGTTTAGGAATTGCTTCGATGATTTTAGGAATCATCAGTATTTTGACAGCTTGTATAGCTTTCGGAATTGTGCCGGGAATTATAGGTGCTGTTCTTGCTATCATTGCACTATGTCAGAAAGACAAGAAACACGGCACTGCTATCGCAGGACTGACTTGCTCTATTATCGGAATTATTATTTTTGCCATTATGGCATTGTTTGTAAATAGTGTATCCGATAGTAGCAAGGAATCTACTGGAACACAAGCATCAGTTTCTGCAACAACGGAAAGTTCTGCCGCAGTATCAGAAATCACACCGGAATCTAAAGTTGAAGAAGCGGAAGTACCTAGTGGTACTGTTATTTCTCCCGGTTACACATTCGATGCGGACGGCTTGCAAGTTACAATAAATGATTTTGACCTTGACTACACTGATTATGAGGATGAATACGGTTGGAACGCTCCTGCTGATGGAACAAAATACATTATGATTGATGTTTCTTATCAGAACAACAGCAAAGATGATAAGTATGTAAGCATCTACGATTTTCAGTGTTACGCAGACAATACAGATTGTGAGCAGAATTACAGTGTTGTTGATAGTTCTTCGTTGAATGCGAATCTTTCAAGCGGAAGAAAAACATCTTACAAGATTGCATTTGTAGTTCCGCAAGATGCGCAGAGTATTGAACTGGAATACGAAACAAGCATCTGGACTGGGCATAAAGAAATCATAAAATTACAATAGAATATTGATTTTAAGGGCATCCGCAAGGGTGCTCTTATTTTTTATGTTGCGAACCCATGTTCTGCATGATATAATATGTGTCAGTTAGGAAGTCTTGCACCACGTCCGGAGAGTGAAAGCTGATTAGACAGCCTAGATTGTAACCAAGACCCGGAATAAAGACAGACCAAAAAAAGATTGGAAGTTCGCTACTCCAACAGTAACAGGGGTAGTGGGCTTATTTTTATGCTCTTCTGCCCTCTCATATAAGACTACGGGAGGTAATGAAAATGAATGAACTGGAAGTATTTAGCAACAATGAATTTGGTGAGGTAAGAACCGTTATGATTGATGGGAAACCTTATTTTGTAGCAACTGATATAGCAAAAGCACTTGGATATAAACGACCATCGGATGCAATTTCTGCTCATTGTAGGTATACGGCAAAATACAGTATACCTCATCCACAAAGTGAAACCAAAACGATAGAGGTAAATGTGATTCCAGAGGGAGATATGTATAGGCTTATTTCTCACAGTGAATTACCATCTTCTGAAAAGTTTGAAAGTTGGATATTCGATGAGGTTTTACCATCCATTCGCAAAACCGGAACATATTCTTTGGAGCAGTCTACACCGAATGTACCTATGACTTATCGTGATGCTGTGGCACAACTTTTGGAAAGCCTTGACCGGGAAGAGGAATTGAAAGCACAGCTTGATACTTCCAAGGACTGGTACTCTATTAAACGTGTAGCGGCTCTGAATGGTGTATCATGGAAACGTTTTGACTGGAGAAAGCTGAAAGCTACCGGAATTACAATGGGATATGAAGTAAAAAAGATATTCGATGCAAATTATGGCGAAGTGAACACTTATCACAAGTCCGTATGGGAAAAGGCATATCCGCAGTATGAATTGTAGAAAAATCAAGAGAGTGACACCACTCTCTTATTTTTTGAAAAAGTGCTTGACTTGTATCTCGAAACATTATATAATGTATCTCGAAACAAGGAGGTGATACCCATAGCACCTAAAAGCAGAGCCGATTACTTCAAAGAGCGAAGAAAGAAAACAAAAAATTTTAGTGTTGAAATCGAAAAGGAAAAGTTTGAGAAGTTAGAGGAAAAACTTTCCCAAAAAGGATTGACTAAAACGAAATGGTTTAACGAAAAAGTTGATGAAGAAATCGGAAACTAAAAAAGAAGGAGCAGCCATACCCGCAAAGTAACCGGCTGCTCCTTTACCCCAAAAGGATTATGTAAATTATAGCACTGCATCTTCCTTTTGGCAAATTATTTTTGATTAAATGGAGGAGCTGAAAATGAGAGAAGAACTTATCAAAAAAAATATCTGTAACCTTGAAAATACCAGCATTCATTTCCTCAAATGCATATTGGCATATACAAATATACTTTGTGATAGATAAAAAGAAAGGAAAAATAATATGGAAAATATTGTAAACGTTGAAGGAACAGATTTAGGTATTAGAGAATACAATGGTCAGAGGGTGGTTACTTTTAGGGATATTGATGAAGTGCACCGCAGACCACATGGAACGGCTTATAGAAACTTTAGGGCAAACAAAAGATTTTTTAATGAGGGAAGAGATTACGTTACTGTGCATAAGAAAAACCAAAACGACGAAATTCGTCTATTAGGAATTGCAGTTCCACAAAGAGGAATAACCCTCATTACAGAACGTGGTTATCTAAAAGTTATAAAATCATTTAATGATGAATTGTCATGGAAAGTGCAGGATGCTCTTGTGGATGCTTATTTTGCGGTAAAGAATCAGCAACCAACCACAGCAATCGAGGAAAAGCCGACATTAGAGTTTGAAACAGACTGGTTCTGCATCAACCGTGGCAAAATCAACTACATCTGCCGTTGCTACGACATTACATCAAAGGAATATATGCACCACTTACTTGAAGTTTTGGGAAGAACGTATAATTTTGATGAAGCAAAGAGAATTTACAGCGCAACGACCGGAAACTGGAAATGCAGAAATTCCGAAGTAATCACCTACTTCCCACAGCTTTCAGACCTTGCATCTAAAATTCTTCAGAAAGACTTAGAGGACTGTGCAAAAGAAGAGACCCCATAACAGGGGTCTTTTCTATGCCATTATTTGAGCGACACCGTGTCGCTCAATTATTCTATTGTACGTTAAACGTACCGTAGAAAATTATTAGTGTGGCAAACAGTCACATTGCCATTCCAACAAGTCCACTTATCAGTTCATCAGCCAGTGCAAACACTTCTCTGCCGTAGGTAGCCAAAAAATCAGCAACAATCTCTTCTGTCTGAATATCCATAGTCAGATTGTAGGATAGGCAGAACGCATGGCACAATTCATGGCACAGCACACGGTCATAGAAATTACCGTGAATCATATTTGATATGTAAATATCTCTTGTGTTCCGGTCTGTCATGCCAAACGTATATGTACCGTCAGAACGCATCAGCATAGGGCTGTGACTGCATACACGGCTTAAATTCCAGTCTATTCCATTTATTGTGAACAACTTACCACCTCCAACATAAAAGGGGCTAAATAAGCCCCTTAAGTGTTTTAACCGATTTTTGTTACCAGTGCAGACAGCTTGTTTCGCAGTACCGTCTTTTCTTCCGGTGTTGCATCGTTGATGATCTCCGTCATGTCGTTTGCAAGTTCGGTCATGTAGGTGTTCAGGTCACGGACTTTAGCTTCTTTGTCCTGCTGTGTATTCGCCTTATGCAGTTCCTTATTTTCCATGTAGGTTCTGCGGCTCATTCCACTTCTTCCCTCTCTTGCATCACGCATACCGGATGAAGAAGTTTCAGTGTAGTACATACGCCCCATGTCTCTGTCCATGTCACGGTGATACATTTCCGGGGTCATGTGGTAATAGGGTGGCTCTTCATAACCTCTGCGGTAGGTTCCACGACCTTTAGGTGCAAATCTGCCGTCAGCATAGCGGTAATGGTCATAAAAACGTTTACCACCGTCACCGTAACATTCAAACATTTCCATGACTTCGTCCGGATCATATTCCTGCATGGTTTTTGTCAGCTCACGGTAGTACATGGCTTCTGACAAATCTTTCATCATATCAACGACTTTTCCCATTTCGCAAGTATCTACTTTGTCAATTCCTTTGTCAAACTGCGCTTTAGCGCATTCAGAAAGTTTTTCAATCATTTCATGCATTCTCTTAACATCCATGATTTTTCACCTCCTACGCTTCACGAACGGCAATCAAATTGCTGTTCTGCACTTCAATAGCTTGCGTAGAAGTGTTCTGAACGGCTACCGTACTGCAGCATCCACGAGGAACATCAATGTAAGCCTGCGCAGATACATTGAAGAAATTCTCTACTGCTGCCGGAGTTACAATCATTCTTGTGGACTGTAAAGGTTCCCCGTCTACCGCCAGTGCAAGGGAAATTTCCCCAACAGTTCCACCAGTGGGAATCTGAATGTTTCCGGAATAACTTACAAGGAATCTTGCACGACACTGATTAGTGATACCTCTTAACTTTACAATTCCGGATCCCTCTCTGTGAGTGATACAACCACTTCCATTTACGGCAGTTTCGGTAAAAGCAACGTCTGCTCCTGCTGCCACAGTCTGTAATGCTACTGCTGTATATTCAGCCATAATAAATACCTCTCTTTCAAAATCAAAGGGGCAAACCATATAGTCTGCCCCATGTTGTCAGTAATTCTGCATAGCAGACATAATCGAGTTAACTCAATTAAGATACTCAATTATTCAATTTTAGCAATTACAGCCGGTATTGCAACCGCAGCCATAAGCGTAAGCGTTAGGATTAGACACAATATAAGCTGGAATAGCTGTAGGATTTACAGAGTTGACAATCTGCTGTGTCTGTGCTGTCATTGCAGTAGTCAGAAGCGCATTCTGTCTATCCTGTGAAGCAGAAAGTTCAAGTTTTTGCACCTTATCTCTCAAATCCGCATTTTCTTTTGCACATAAGTAATCAAGAATTGCTCTAGTGCCGGCATTCTGATTATCAATGATATCCCTTGTGTTGTTATTCATTGTGTTCTGCAATGCGCAAGTATTCGTTGCCATATTGTAGTTTACACCCTGGATAGCTTCACGGGTATCGCAGCAGCACTGTGCTAACTGCGCCTGTAAAGCGTTAGCATTCTGCATTCCTGCTACGGTGTCGGCATTGATAGCCTGTTGGATGCCATAGCCAGTCTGTAAAATGTTGGTATTTACGCCATTAAATCCGGTAAGCATACCGTTGTTTACAGCGTAGAATCCGTCACACAGACCGTTGTTGATTCCGTCCAGTTTACCGATGATAGACTGGGTGTCGAACCCTCTTTGCAATGCAGAATCGGTGTAGTAACTGGAATTAGAGCCATTACCGCCCCATCCATTACCGCCCCATCCGCCAAAAGCGAAGAAAAGGACGAAAATAATAATCCACCATGCACCATCGTCACCCCATGCACCGTTGTTTCCATATCCGCTGTTGGCAGGCATAACAGGCATGGTAAAGGGAGTATTGTTACTCTCAAACATAATTTTTACCTCCATATAAGATTTTTTATACTTAATCTTGCAAGAATTTAGTATCTACTTCATGGGAAATTGACACTTGAATTTTTCAAATTCTGAATCAAAATCCATACCACGTTCCTTGGCAATATTTCTTCCTAACTGCTCTACTCCGGCAAAATCTCCTTTTTGAGCCATACCCATTATATTTTTAGCCATAGGGTTAGACATGATCTGGCTGTTCCCCATCATATTTTGGATAAACTGCCGGGGACTTCCCATTCCTCTAAGCATCTGCATAGGATTCATCATATTCATTCTGCATCATCCTTTCTTTGCGATTGTGGAGTTTTTCTTTGCGATTGCGAAGATTTCAACTGCTCAATCTTTTGCTCCAGTTCATCGAAACGCTTCATAAATACCGCTGTGGCTTCGTCTGATAGGTCAAATTTCGCCTTTTCTGTGTCAGACGGTAAACTATTAGGGTCTGCATCTAAAACAGGCTTGTAGAGCCTTGTATAGATTTTCCCATCTGCTCCCCAGGATTTAGCATAGATCTCCGACAGGTCCTGTTTTGGGAAAAAAGCTGTGTTGCCATCCATAGGAACTTCATTCGGTGCTATGCACTCTTGTGCCGGTACAATACGACCGTACATCTGTACTGCGTTTTGCTGTGGCTGTTGCATAAACTGCTGTGGTTGGAATTGCTCCTGTTGTGGCATAAACTGTCCGTACATAGGTGTTCTATACTGCGGATTGAAATAGTTCGGATTCATAATCGGCTGCGGCATTTCTGTTCTCCCTTTCTTCCATTGATTCTATCTGTTTCGCAATTTCAGCTTCATCAAGTGTCTGATATGTCGGCTTGTTCATAAGTCCCAACGGACTGAAATTCATAAGCATTACCCGTTTCTCCTAAAACTTCCTCGATCACATGAACCATGATTGATTGATACTTAATCGGCACTTCCCTTGTACGTTCTTTGCTGAATATATGTTCCAGTGTTTCATCTGAAAATTTGAATTTTCCCATAAGGTCATCCCTCCTTATGCTTAAATTTTGGCATAAAAAAAGTCGCATATAGTGACACATATACGACACTTTTGCGACAAGCAAAAAAATATGCAGTTTTAAAAGTATGATAAATACGGCATTAGCACATCCTATTGCCACTCCAATGATTATCGGTGAGATACGCAGATTTTTACGGGATAACAATAGTATCCGTGTTTCACGGTCTCTGAAGGACACCGCCTACAAGGCAATCTACGC